AATCCGCGCCGTTCGTATTTGTACCCGCCGATGCCAAAGAATGTGACGGCTGAAAAATCTATGCCGTCCCGGTCCGTGATGTGAATCTCAAGCATCCGCTCGCCGACTTGCTCCGGCGTTAGCTCATCGGGAAACCAGCCGTCGCCGCTCAAGATGGTGTCAATCAACGCGCCGTCATCGTCATACAACCGAAGGTCCGAAGGCCGCGCTTGGATGATCTTCGATTGCAAAGCGCCAAAGACTTTCTGAAATGCTGCGGTTAAGTCCGGCATAGTGTGTGATCGCGCCGCTTCCCGCGCCCGGTCGGTCTTACCCGTGCCAAGCGCCCGGTCGTAAAGGTTGCGATTGCTAGATCATCAAATGAAGTCCCTTCACTTCATTTGCTCAAGTTACACAATCCAAAGTTACCGCCCGTGCGTCTCAAGCTTGACGCTTGATTCAAGACGATTTCCTTGGCTGCAAAGAGCAAGAAAGCGGCGCGAACTCGCTAGCATGCCGCCCAACCGCCGCCCGTTGGCCGCTGGATGCAGTTACACGGCCAGGACAGACAGAAGGCGCAGCAAGTAACTTCGTTCATCGTCCTGGCGGCATAGCTCCCCGATGATCCGTCTTCCAACACGCCGAAAAACGGCGCGGCGTAGAGCGTGCCCAAGGCTTCGGCGATAAGGGCGTCCCGGTCCCGCGTTTGCGAATAGTCCGCCCCGTACCTGCCGCCCTTGACGCCAACCGTCCCGTCTCCCAGCGTATCGAGCGCGGCGACGATGGCCGCCAGGTGTTTCGACTTCAGGGCGTCGGCCGATAGCGGAGGCGTCAAATCAACGCCAATGAGATCGTCTATCAAGTCGCCCGCGTCGGTGTACAGCTCCGGCGTTTCGAGATAGACGCTACTGGCACGGATCGCGCCCTTGAGGCGTTCGCCCTCGATATCCGTCAAGGCGACGGCCGCCGTAATGTCTGCGCTGGTCGGCATAGGGGTTTACTTGTTTTCGGCAACCCGGCCGGCCGGCGACGTCTGGACGCCTTGCTTGGCCTTGTCGGCGGCCTTCCTTGCCGCGTGGTCGGCCCGCGCGTCGCGCTCCGCGATCTGCCCGCGTAACTGCTCAATGCGCGCCTTGCCGGCCTCAATTTCGGCCTCTTCGTTTTTGATTTGATCCTCAAGCGTGACCTCGCCGACCGCGCCGGCACGGCCCGCCCGGACCTCCGCGGGCGTCGCCTCACGTATCGCCCCGTTGTCCAAATGCCGTTGCAGTTGGTCGCCGAAGTCGCGCGACTCAACGATGTTGCCCTGATACACCGCCTCTTTCTCCGGCAACGCCACGGTCCCATGCATGACCACGTAATGCTTGCCGCCGCCGGCCGCCTTCGCTTCGTTCTGCTCTGCCATGATTGCCTCCAAAAAAACCGCCAGCGAAGCGCGCGGCCGCGCTGGCGGGTGAATAGTTGCCTTAGTAGCACCGCGGGAAAGAAATTAAGAGACGGTCAGAACTACGACCGCGCCCGGATACTCAAGGATCGGCCCGCCGTTGTGCCCGTCATGGACTTCCAACGTTCGCGGCACATATTCGTTGAGCGTGTCCTTGACGAACATGTACGGTCCGGGTGCCATCCCTTCATTGTTGGCGTTCCGGGTGTACACGTAATTACCGATGGCCGCCCCGTCCAACCGCCGGCCGACGATCGTAACCTTTGAGTTAGGAATGAAGGGTTGAAACGTGCCGCTTGAGTCCAGATACCCGCCGTCAAAGACGACGATCTGCGGCAAGCCTTCGCCGGCCAGAATGTTGTTAATCTCGTTTTGCGTTAAGACCGTTTGCAAGCCCGACGTGCGGCGGCCGGCCAAGTCCGCCGTGTTGGTGTTTGCCACGAGATTGTTAAACGTGACGCGATTCATGTACGCTTCCGCGTCCGCGCCGAAACTCACGGAAATTCCGCGCGAAAGCAGTTGGACCGCGCGAAAATCCTTAAGCGGCGTGGCGGTCGCGAAGGTCGCCCAGGGGACCGCCGCCGAAGCGGTTTGCAAGGTGAAGGTGTCCGTGTGCATGGTGACACCATCCGGCCCCGCTACGCTAAACGTCCCGGCGGTCAGCAAGTCCCAACCGATTTTTTCAATCCGGTCAAGACGCCGGCCTAGCAACTGGTCTTGGCACTCCATGACAATATCGTCAACGGAGATTGGCGCGTTGCCGTAGCTGCCGAATTGGCGGCGGCGGGTCAGTTCCAATTCGTCGCCGGTCGTGAACTCGCCGTAAACGCCGGGCGTCATGGTGTATTGCTTCGCGCCGACGCGCGCCACGCGCCCCGGCCGACCGTTAAGGCCGCGGACTTGCTGCAAGCCTACGTAATTGTCCTTTTGCTCCCAGCGCAAGACGTCCCAATCCTTCGTAATGATTGGCAGAATCCGGAAAATCGGCCGGTCTTTCGTCAGGTTGGGAATCTTGGTCTGGGCGATCTGTGACAACTCGCCGTTGCTGGGATAAATGAAGGTAGCCATGATTTTTCACTCCTTGAAAATTGTCTTTGGTATCGGGTCGCCCTTCACTTACCCGATGTGGACCATCGCGTTTGCGTCCGCCAGGTCGTCCCCGTAAATGAGATGGCCGTTTAGGTCCGCCATTGCGGCCGCGTCAAAGCCGGTCAGGTCGGCCCCGAAAAAGTCCCCTTGGACGTAAATAGGCGCGGTCAGTTCGCCGGCCGTCCCCTGCTCACTGACGGCCGACGTGCCGTAAAAGACGTTGCCGCCTGAGTCCGTCACGAAACTGTACTGAGCAAGACCGCGGCACACTTCAAGGCCGCCGCTCCCGGCGTCATTGTAGGGATACCATTTATTGTCCGACGCCTTGCGCGCTACGGCCGTCCCCTTGGCGACGGTTAGCGACGCGCCGAAGGGTACGGCTTCGGTCCTGGCGTCACACGCCCGCGCCGGCTCAAGCTTGGTGTTTTGGAAAGTGTTCGTTGCTGATGTGGCCATGCTGCCCTCCGGGTTGTGGGTTGATCGTGAAAGCGCGGGGAGAGTCGCGCCGATGGTCTGCGGTTAGCTCGCGCTCCCCAGGACGGTCTGACCAAGGGACGTGTGCGCCAGCAATTCTTTTCTCCGCGCTTCGGTCAGTTCGCCGCCGGCTTCGCCGCCCTTGTCGGTCGCGACCGCCTTAGCGGCCGCCTCTTTCTCCGGCACTTGTTCGGCGAACATGGCATGCGCCTTGCGCGCCTCAAGGTCGGCCTTGTAGCGGTCAACGCGCGACGGTTGGCCCTCCGCGACCGGCATGGCCAGGTCGTCCGCGGCATAACAAATGTAGCGGTCAATCATCGTCGCCCGCTCGGCGGGGAGCGCCTTGCCGGCGGAGATTGACGCCTCCGCGAACGCCTCCGCCCGCGCCTTGATCGCGTCGGCTTGCGCCCTGGCCGCGTCCTGACGCGCCTTTTCCGCCTCTTCGCGCCCCTTGCGCGCGTCGGCCTCAAGCGCCGCAATGCGCGCTTGCTGGTCGTCCGTCGTGGCGGCCGGCTTCGCCGGGTCCGTCGTGGCGGCCGGCTTGTCGCCGTTCAATAGCGCCTTAATGCGGTCAATGACGCCCATGTCTTGACTGTCTGCCATGATTTTTTCCTCCGATTGCGCGCCGGGTCGTTTGGCCTCCCGCTTCGGCGGAGTCCAGACGCCGGCCGCAAGTTCGTCTAGGGTTGATTCAAACGACCCTAGCCGGTCGGCCAGGCCCGCTTCTACTGCGCGGCGTCCGACCAAAAGGCCGCCCGCGCCGAAATCGTTTAAGACCGTCTCTTCGGAGACCGCGCGATTTCGCGCGACCGCGGAGATAAAGACCTCCGCCATGTGGTCAACCAAGTTTTGCCACTGTTCGGCCCCCGCCTCCGTGTTCGGGTTGGCTTGCTTGTTCGGGGACTGTGAGGAAATAAACTTTACGTCCGTCGCGCGCTTGGCGTCCGGGTTGGCGATTTTCGCCACGACGCCGATTGACCCCAGGATTGCAGTAGGCTCCGCGATGATTTCATCCGCCGCGCTCGCAATCCAGTACGCCGCGCTCGCCGCCTCCCCGTCAACGTAGGCAACGATCGGTTTCTTGCCGCGGGCGTCAAAGACCATTTGGCTAAATTCGTTGATGCCGCCGGCTTCGCCCCCTGGGGAGTCCATTTCCAAAACGATCGCCTTAATCTTGTTGTCATTAAGCGCGGTCTCAAAGTCGCGCGCCAACGATTCCACGGACGCCCCGCCGCTCACTTCCGTAAAGAAGTCGGCCCGCCGGACAATCGGCCCCAGGACTTCGATTATTGCGACCCCATCCCGCTTGCGCGCCGCGTCGGCGTTGTCCAAGTAGCGAGACCGTTTCTTCGCGACCGCTTCAAAGTCGCCGGTCTGTTCGCGGTCAATGATCTGTAAATAGGTCTCCACGACGTCAGGCCGGCACAGCCACACTTGTTGACACGCGAGACTAAAAAGGCGTCCGCTCACTTGGCTTGCCCTCCCTCGTTTGGTTGATCGTCTTTCGCGGGCGGCTTCGTCTCTTCGGCCGGGTCGCCCTTACCCCCTGGCGGCGGCATATTGCCCGCTGGCGGCATTGGCGCGGCCGCGGGTAACTCTTCCCCCTCTTCCGGCGGAGGGACGCCAAGTTGCGTTAATAGCGCGAGCCATTGCGACGGGGTGACTTTGCCGAATAGCTCCGCGGCGGCGGTCGCGTCGGTCGCCCAATCTTTGCGTTCGGAGTCCCCCAGGGTACAGACGGGCAAAAGGTCAAGGTCTTGGTTTCCGAAGTTGGCCAGGTGAATCGGCAACATAATGTCATGCGCGACCGTGTAACAGATTTTCCCCTTCAGATACCAAATGATTAAATCAAGGATCGTCATGGCGGTCGTGCTGTCCGCCTTGCTTCCGTGCTGCGCTTCGTTGGTCGCGCGGGTCTGCGAGAGAATGCCGTTTGTGATTTCCGTATTACAGATTTCAATGGTCCGTTCGTACAGTTCGCCCTGGTGCGTGGTTTCGAGCGGGTCAACCTCCGCGCCGGGCGGGACGACGATCGCAACGGAATTTTCAAAATTGACTAGCGCGTTTAACAGGACGTCCTGCGGGCGTATTACCTTGGGCTTGCCATTCACCATGACGGGGTTTCCGTCCGCGTCAATGACCCGTTCATCCTTACTGCCTGGCGCGGTCTTGCCGACTAAAGAGGGAATGGCGACGCGCTTTAAAAACCGAAAGAAAATAGGCCATGTTTCCTGCTTAAACTTCCAACCGTTCGCGGCCGGCCGTAGCCATGACGTCCCCCGCGGGTCTTCGTCCTCTTCGCGCAACGTCAGGACGACAAACTTTGAACGGGGAATGATCGCGCCCGGCGTCGTGTTGCCGTAAAGCGTCGGCATTAGCCCCAGGACGTTCCAAAACTTATCCACGACGAATTGAACGGCCGACCGGCTTTTGACCTTGATTGACTTATGACGGGCAAGGCCGGCGTCGGGTCCGTCCTCCATCAGTTGCCATGTCTGTTCGGCGACCTTGTTGCCGTATTGAATGGCCTCTTTCAAAAGCTTTTCCAGCGTGTCGGCAAGCGGCTTTTCCAACCCCTCAAGGTTGCGTTTGTGGAACTCATAAAACTTGTTCGCGGTCTCCGCCCGCGCGTCGGTCTCCGGAAGCTCAACGCCCTTCAGGCTAGGACCGTCCGCCAGGACGGACGAAACCAATAGCCAAAGGTCTTTGGCAACCTCCGGGTCATGACCCATGAGGCGGTATATTTTCGGGTCAAGGCAATCTTCGTTGATCGTGGTAGACGGTAGGACCGTGCCGCGTTCGGCGAAGCTCACGCCTGACGCGGCAACGTATTCGCGGCCGCCGTCCACGGGCGCGACGTCCGCGGGGGCGTCGGGTTGTGGAACGATCCGGAGTTTTGCTTGGTTTCGTCGCTTAGCCATAGCTCGCGCTTCGTTCCGGTTGCATCAAGCCGGAGTTTGCACGAAGCCTGAAGAGTGGCCCGCGACTGCGAAGGAAGTTGAGAAGGGAAGCGGCCGGCGTCACTCACCCAATAATGACGCCGGCCATAGCCACATTGCCGCCCCTTGTGGCTAATATCGCCCATTCAATAATAGGCACTCTCCGCAAAAGAACACGCCTATTATCAGAAAGGATGATGCAATTTCAAAGGCGTCGGGCAAGAAATCCCGCGCGACGTCTTGCCCTCTTGTCGGCTCACTTTGCCGGACTCTTGCGCGGTTCCGGTCAAAGGTCATTGCCAGTGTATTTCAATCAACGTCGTCTTAATCATGTGTCTGCGCCGACGTGCGCGGCGTCTTGGTTGCCCGCGGCCGGTACGTTATGACCTTCCCGCAAGCCTGGCCATTGAAAAGGCCATTGCACGTAAACCGAACAAGCGAAACGATACGCGCGCCGCTCGAAAGTGTCAATGCGTGAACCTTCCGGCATTTGTGGCATTGAAGCGTCATAACGTTTGGTAGGTGCCGCGCGATCCGCCGACCGCCGGCACGTAGGAAGCGCCGCCGGCCTTCACCATGACGCCATACCGGAGCATATCGTATGCGTCGTCCCCGCCTTCCGCTGTGAGAGGGTCGGCGTTCACTTTCAATACGTCTTCAGGGTCGCGCGGATTGTGTACCATTCGGGCTAGGGTTGCAACGGTCCGCGTACAGTGTGACCAAATTTTAAGGGTCGGCTCAATCTGTAGCCCCGGCGACGGGTTGCCGATCCGGAGCGTTAATTCCGCCGCCCCTTGCTTCCGGTCTATGTTCGCGTAATCCAGAATCAACCCGTTGTCTTGCTTCGTAACCGGGTCTTTGGAATCGGCGAATTGCATGGCCTTGGTTTTCAAATCCTCCAAATGACTCCCGCCGGTCGTGGTGAACACGTCATGGCCGGCCGCGATCGTCTCTAGCTTTTCCGGCCAAACGCCGAAGCGTTTCAAGCCTTCACGAATCGCCCGGCAATGGTAGGGGATTAGCCATCCCGCTTGGACATGCTCCCAAACAAGGTGAATGTTCCCCTCGTTATCTTCGGCGAAGAGGCCGAAGGCCAAGGGGTGTTTGTGGCCCCAATCAAGCGCCCCCCATACCGGCCAATCGCCCGGAAGGAAGTCAAGCGGCGGAATGACAATCCGCGTGTCCTCCGGGTCGTAATGCTCAAAGAATAACCCCTCCGCGCCGACCCATAGGCCATGATAAAGCCGCTTCTTTCGGACGCCCGTTAAGGCCATCAGCGTCGCCATTGACCGGCGGCCTTGCGGCGTGATGTTGCCGGCGTCGTCATACAACGAAGGGTTATCAACATGCCTTGAGTGAAAGAGCTTTAAATCTTCGCGCTTTTGTATCCAATGATCTTCGCCCCCTGGGTTGCAGTCCCCGAAAAGCATAGGCGTCGGCGTGACGGCCCCGCGGCCGGTCGTGCGCGTGGTCAAGGTCTCCCAATCTTCCTTGGCCAACTCTTCCGCCTGATTAACGTAAATCCAATCCCTTTCGCCGGAAAGAATCTTTGAGGCGTGGTCAAGGCCGCCGCACCAAAGACGCGCGCCGTTCGGGTAGGTGTAAAAGTTGGGCTTTTGTCCGCCGTATTCCTGCGCCGGCACTTCGCCCATAGCTTCGCGCAAAAGCTGTATCGCCTGCCAGGTGACAATCACAGTTCCATGAATGTCCGCCTGTACTTTCCTCAGTAGGGTTGCTTTTGCGCCTGGCGTGGCGCGGAGAAGGGAATCAAGCCGCCAAAGCGTCGCCCAGGTCTTGCCCGTTTCGGAAGGTCCGGACAGTAACCATTCGCGGCCGGTGTAGGATTGGATCGTAAGGTTTGCGCCGCGGAATTTGGGCGCGTGTGCGCGTCCGTCGTATGCCTTCGCTTGTTCGGCGGCCTCTTCACGTTCCCGGTGAATCGCCGCCGTCCGGCTCACGAAGGCGATCTTGTCCTGATCCGGTGAAAGATGCGAGAGCATTAGCGAAGGCGGCATCAAGGCCGGTTTTGATCCCGTCCGTTTCGTCCCGCGCGAATTTGAGCCAGTCAAGGGCGTCTCTTTCCGTTGTAATCGTGCCATCGTCTTTAACAAACTGACGGAAGGCGCGCATGGCCATCCGGAGGCGTTCGGCCCGGCCGGCAATCGAGACCATCACGCTAAGGGTGTCCACTTCCTTGCGAAATTCCATTTCTCCTAGCCAGTTGGTGATCGTGCGTTTTGTGACGCCTACCCGTTCGGCAACCTTTTGATGCGTGAACCCTTCCGCCAGCAAAACGGCGGCTTGCTGTTTTTTCGGCGTCCATTGGTACGGGGAAACATTAGGGAAATTCTCAGACATTACTCACCCACATAATAAAGCCGCTCACATCGGAGACAACGAATTACTTGCCATCCGTCCGTATCGTCTAACAGATGAAAGCGGCTCCCATGAAAGAATCGGCAAATAAGAATCATAAACATGGATCGCCCCCTATATCTTGCGGCCTCTCAGCTCCGATCGTGTCTATAGGTTGTGGTCGGTCAATTTCGCCTTCGCCGTAAAGCGCCAACACTTCAACGGCTTCGGCCGGGCGCGCGTCATTCATCGCCAGGCCGTCCGGTTCGATACTTGTAAGGGTAGAGAGACGATAGGCCGACCCAAAGACCAAAATCGAGCGGTCCCCCGCCTTTATATTCTCTTCGGCCGTCGCAATCATCGCTTGCCCTCCGGGTCGGACGGGCGCGCGAATGGCGGCATTATGTAGCGCGTCCCGGTCGTGTACATCGCAACGTAACTCTCCGGCGGGTTGCCTTTGGCCAGGTGCGCCGCGATGTGGCCGTCCGCCGTCGCCAGAACGTCGGACGCCTGAAATCCTACATACTCGCCGTCCTTGACCCATTTGGACGCGCTTTTGTCCGGTACGCCTTCGCGTAAGATGAAAATTTCGATTTTATGAATTATGGCCATGTCATGTTCCTTTGACCTTGCCGCCGCTCGCCGTCTCTTCCCAACCGTCAAGGCGGACATTCGGCGGTAAAAGGGAAGTCAAGACCGCCTCAAGTTCGGAGATCGCAACGCGCAAGTCCCGGCGGGTCTGTTCGCGGTCCTCCGGGTCCGGGTCCGTTGGGACAAGGTATCCCACATTGACGCGCCCCGCTCCATGACAACTTGCGCATGACGGCCGCGCTTGTATCAAGTCCGATAGACCTTGACGGGCGTAGGTAACACACATGCAAACTTCGCCCTCATACCATCCGGCCAGGTTGTCCTTATGTTGCTTGATCCGCGCCTGAATCGTTTTGATTGCTTGGTTACACACTGACGATTTCCCCCGTGTCGGCGTCCACGATGGCCGCGCCGGCTGCGCGACGCTGAATCAAGGTGATTGCGCTTAGTGCGTCCTGGCGATTGTGATAGCCTTCGCCCGCTAAGACGATCTCATGATTGCCGGCCTTGAATCGAAAATGCGTTTGCCCGTTGGCCGTCGTGAATATCTCAAAGCGTTCAAGCTGGCCATTGTCAAAAGCTTGTTTCCGCTTTTCGCTTGCCGATCGTTTCATGTCGCATTGCCTCCGTTGATTTGAGTTTTCGGGTTTGGCGAGCTTGCCCGGCGAAGCAAGCCGCGGTTACAAGGGCAAGGAAGGCCGCGCCGCGCTCGCCGTCCATCGCAGCCAAGGCCGCCAACGCGCACCAAAGGACCGCGGACGCCCAAAGTTTGCGCGTGTCCGTCATGACGTCGCCTCCGGCCTTGGTAGGCCATCGGGAAATAGTTGGTCAAAGACCTCCGGCCCGACGAATTGCCGTATAAGCGCCTCAAGAAACTTCGCCGGGTCGGCCTTCCGGTTCCGGTAGGCATGGAACAAATCCCAATCATAAAACGCCAAGACGGGTTGGCGTTGGTCGGCGTCCTCCGCGACCAACACGCCATGCATAAGTTGGTAGCCGTTATGCTCCGCCAATTGAAGTTGCTCCCGGTACAGCTTGGCAATTATCGGCGTCACGGAAAAGGCGACGGGTTGCGGCGGGAAGCGGTCCGTGTATCTCCGCTTGATCTCAAGCCAGGTTTCGAGCGTCAGTCTTGAGCGGTCCGGCCCCTCCGGTTGGCGCGTGGCATGATTCGGCGAGAAATCAAACGGCGGTTGGTCGCACGGCTCAAGGCGTGGCCCTTCACACATCGGCCGCCCAAGGGTACACGCCGGCATGTCGCCCTTGATCTCCACATTGATCTTGTCGGCGACCCGGCCAACGAATGTATCAATCACTTTTATTTGCCGGCCGATCTCGCAAGCTTCGCAAACGACGCCATCAAGCCCGCCAGGGCAACACGTCGGGCAGAAGGCAATCATGCCGCCATAGACCGAAAACACATGGGTCATAGGTTCGCCAAGGTTCGTGTCGCATCTGTTACAGTACATTTTCATCGCCTCCATAAGCCTTATAGTTTACGAATCGGCGTCCGGCGTTGCTCCGCCATGACCGCTTGATACCAAGCCAGGATGCGTGGCGCGTCCGCCAGGACCGATCCTAGCCACTTTAAAACGTCCTCCGCGGCGTCGGCCTTTTTGCCCGCCGGCCTCTTTCTGGCCTTCTTAGTCGCCATAATCGCCCCCCTCGTTTAATAGCGTTCCTTGGCCGCGTTCTCCATCTTTTTGACCACGCCGGCCGCAATTTGCTGTAGTAGTTCATCCGTCACGCGCTTTTCGATCTCCGCCCGGATGATCTGCCGCACTTTGTCGGCGTACACGTCGCGTAAAAGTTGGTTCGCCACTTCGAGAATATATTTCTCAACCGCCCCATTGATCGGATTATTGTAGGCGTTCGGGTTTAAAACTTTTGCGATCGTATCCGTTATGATCCGCCCAAGTCCGGCCTTTAAAATCGAGTCTTTGACCAAACGGTCAACGTCCTCCGGCGTAATGTTAATTTCCATAAGTCCCCCTAAGTCGTTTAATCTCCGCCTTGGCGATTACATAAGGGCTGTTATCGGACCCAAGGCATGTCCGCCGCCAACGCCCCAATCAACGCCGACTTCCCTTAGCCACTCGCCGGCCCCGGCCGGCGTCGAGACCGTCTCAAGCCTGGCCGTCGCGACGGCCGCCGACGTCGCCGCCTGGCGAAGCCGCACCGCGCCCCGCTCCCACTGCATCATAAGCCGCCGGTAATTCTGCCGCCGCTTCTTTCGTTGGTGCATTGCCCGCCATGTCATGGTCCGTCGTCCTCAATAGAATATAAATCAAACTCTTCGTCATGGCAGTTGCCACACTGTTCAATTACCGGCGTTTCATGCGTCCGCCTTAGCAGTATCCGCCACTCGCCACAATTGCCGCACGGCATGCCGCCATCAATGATAACCTCATCGGCCGTGATCGGTTCGCCCTTGGGCTTCGTGGAAAGGAATTTGATCATGCGCCCGCCTTTTCGGGGTGTTTTGCCTTGATGTGATTGGCCAGGCTGGCGAAGTGCCGCCGGCATCCGAAGGGACACAGGCCCGCCCTGGCGTTGGTCGTGGCCTTCTTTAGTCCGGACTCTGCCCGCCTCAATTTCTCTTCGGCCTTGCGCCTGGCGTCGGCTTCGGTCGCCGCTTGCTGCGCCTTCGCGCTCAATTGTTGCTCAAGCTGCGCCACTTTGGCCTTGAGCCTAGAATTTTCGTTGCCCGTGTAGCTCTGGCTATGGCCCGCCGGACAGTAAAAGTTCTGGCCGTCTTGCTTCCGGCGTTGGTACATAAAGCGCGTCATGGCAAAGGGCGTGAAACATACACAACACTCTTCCAAGACTAAAGCGTATTCCGTTAGGGTTTCGACTGCCATGTTACCGCCTTCCCTTCTTTTCCGCGTTGACGTATCGCCGCCGCCGCTCCGCTTTCGCCGCTACGCCTTCGCGGTCGTAACGATTCATCAAAAGAATGGCCTCTTTCCTTCCCGCTTCGGCCGTCTCAATGTTCGCGCCGAAGGCTTGCCGGATTGCGGCCGAAAAGGCATGCCAGGTCCGGTGATGAATCCACAACATGAAAACCATCTTGCCGGCGTCGCTCAATTGGTCAAATTCTTCCGGCATTGTTGGCGGCCTCATGTTCGGCAAGCCTGGCTTTCAGCCAAGCGTCAATCATCGGGTCCATGAGAGCTTGCGCCCCGCCGCAAACGAACTCCACGCCCGTAATAAAGGCGACAAGTTGCATTAGGTCCAAGGCTTCGCGCATTTCGAGACCTTGCTTAAACGGTCCGGCCCCGTAGCCAATGACGCCCCAACCGCGGACGACCGTTTTACCGCCGTTGCATGCGACCAAATAACAAAAGTAATCCAACCGCGTCGGCGTCGGCACGGGCGGCGGCTCAAGGCCCGGAGGCGTCGGCGGCTGCGGTTCGTTAAGCCATGCTCTGAATTTTTGTTCTTGTGATGCGTCCATAAGGCAACAAAAAAGGCGGGACGCTGGTTAGACGCCCCGCCGGATAACGAGATAAGGAGAACCAAGGCTTGTGCCTTGGGCTATCAAGACAGCGCCGGAAAAGTCTAGGGCGTCGGCGTTCCGCCGCCAGTGTCACCGCCGCCGCCAGTGCCGCCGCCCGTGTCACCGCCGCCGCCCGTGTCCGTGTTGGCTGTGATGGCCTGTTCCAACTTGCCGCGCTCTGACAAAACCTTGTCAAAAATCGCGTTGATTCCTTGCTGCGTCGCGGGCGAAATTTGCTGACCGCTCGTGTATGCGGCAATTTGGTCGCGGAGGGATTGCACCAAGGCAACCGCGGAGTCCCCTACGGTTTCGGCTTCGGTCGCCGCCTGCAATAATTCGTCTACTGAAACGTCGTGATCTCTGGCCATTGTATAACCTCCAAGGTTTCGGTTAAGGGTCCGCCGTCGCGGCCCGGTTAAACGTCGGACGGTTCGCCCGCGTTTAGTGCGCCTTCAAGCTTTTGCTCGTTGGCGGTTACTTTGTCGAAAACCGCATTGATTTTCGACTGGTCCAACCCCTGCCGTTTGATCTCCGCTAACACGTCGTTAATCGTGCCTTGGATTTCGTCAAGCTTCGGGTTGTCAAGTAGCGCGTTGGCGATCGCCGCCGCGTCGGCCGGCGTGTCGCCCTCGATTACAATCGTCACTTTGCTTGCCATGTTCGCGCCTCCATTTCGGCCCGGAGTCTAAAGGGGAGTCCGCCAAGGCGTCAACCCCTGGCGGCCTATTTCGGAAGATATTTTTTAACCTCCGGCGGCGGCGGCGGCAAGTCAATTTTCACGTCCGCCGGCCGCTTCCCTTCCTCTTTCGCGCTCATCGAGAAAGACGCCGGCTTGACAGGCATGGCCGCCAGGACGCCCCGCGCCACGGACAAGGCGGTTGACAGGTATAAGACGACCTTGGCGGCCGCGCTCCCCGGCTTGACTAGGCCGGACACGTCCCGAAAGACTTTCAAGCCGCCGTCAATCACCGCTAACACTTCGTCCCGGTTGCCGGCGTTGATAACGGTCAAGCTCTGTAGGTAGTCGCCGACCTCTTTAGCCTTGCCGGGCAAGTTAAGGTTTTTGGCCTTATCATAGTTTTCCTGTGTGATCTCGCCGGCCGCCTTCAGTTGGTCAAGGTAGTCGTTAAACCCCTGCCCGACCGGCCCGATATAGCGCCCGATGCTGGCCAGCGTCGGACCGCCGCAAGCGGATTGCGAGAGTCCGAACAAGACCACGAAGAGAGTAACGCCGAAGCGTTTAAGCCGCTGCGTTCGCATGTTGATCCTCCGGGCGGCTCAACCCTTTGAGATTGTCCGCCGTGTTGTGAATCGCCAGGGCGAGACTTAGAAGTTTGTCTTCTAAGTCTCGCCCGTTAAGACCGTCGCGAATGCGCCCCGGAATGGTTTTTAGTTCCAATTCAATCGCGACGATCTTGGAAACTTCCATGTCAATCGCTTCCCGGTCCCGACTGTCCATGTTACCTCCGAAGCGTGAACGTATTGGACGTAAAGCCGGCGACCTCAAGGTATGCCGCCTGCCCGTCCAGAGGGACGTTGACGAAATTCAATTGACGCGCGCCGACGAATTGCGCCGGGTGTGACGGGTCCGGCGTTTCAAGGTATTGCGCCGGGTAACGCCCGGTTGACGTCCTCAAAAAAATGTCCGCCTTGGTGACGGCCGCCGAATTGATGCCGGTAGGATACAAGCTGATATACGCGCCGCCCGGCCCGACGTCCATACTTGCCGGACCTTCGCCCGTTGAGTCGCGCGTGAATACGCCCGGAGCTTGCGCGCCAAGGTAGTATTCGCCCGTGAAGGTCTGCCCGGAGGCGTTGGCGACCCTAACCACTTTCAGGCCGGCCGACAGGTCCGCGGGGACAAGAAAGTTTACCTGGCCGGGTGACACGTAAAAAATGCCGGCCGGTTCCCCGTCTACAGTGACCGTGACGCCCCCGACGTTCAAGGGGAGCGGCAAGCCCGACGCCAAGGCGGTAAAGGTGGCGATATTGGCCGCGAAGGCGGCCGCGATGCTGTCCGGCGTCCCCTGACTCCGGTAGTTCGCCGCGTTGACCACGCCTAGCGGCTGATTGCCGACCCCTTGGCAAAGGTCCGGCGGGTACGTGTGCGGCACACTGCCCGCGCTCGCCGTCGCGCACGATAGGCCGTTGTTGAGCGTTTGCGTGATCGTGATGGCACTCGAAAAGCCAGGGTATAGGTCGGTCCGGCCGGCGTTGGTCGCCGATCCCGGCAAGACCGCCAGGGGGGAATCACACGGGACGCCCTGATTGTCGGCCCCGCTGCATTTGCCGTCCGCCGCCCAATACAGCTTAAAAAACGCAATGTCATTGACCGCGTTTTTATTCAGCCACCGCGCGTTGATCCCCTTGCAGGAATTAGCAAAGCCCTGATAGGCCGGAGGGACGCAAGCTTGCGCGAGCGTCCGCGCCGGCATTATCAGAGTGACGGAGACCGCGAGAAACAAAATGGAGAGTGTTTTGATTTTCATGTGAACCTTTCGGGTTATGGGCGGTTTTGCGCCGCCGTGATTGCCTGCGTGTCCGCGCCGACGCCCGGCACGGACGACGCCGAAGAGTAAAAGCCGGACGGGTAGCCGTTACACTGGCCGCCAGTGTTGGCGCATCCCGTCAGGACGTTGGACGCCAAGGCCGCTTGCGGCCAGTACGTCGTAAGGGCTGGCGTTCCTTCTCCAACCGCATCGCCAAAGATGCCATAACCGCCGGAGCGGTTGGCTATGTTGAAAGTATATCGAACGCCCGGCATGTTGGGCTTGAGGCCGGCGTATAGGTTCGTGACGGAATAGCCGTTGTTAATCGTGTTATGGTCAAAGGTGCAATTGATGAAGTCCGACGCCTTTAGCCATGTCCCCGTCACGTTCCAAACGTTGTTAGAGATCAAAAGCCGCGCCATTTGGTTCGCCGGGTGGTACGGGTCCAACCCGTTCAGGTTTATCCCGTTTTCGGACGTGATTGTATTATTCGTAAAAGTTATGTCCGTTGAGATTGACCATGTTTCGCCGCCGTCTTGGTTCATGGATCGTAACAAAATCCCGTAACCGTCCTGGGCGTCGGTCCAATTATTCGCGAAGGTGTTACCGTCCACTAGCCAGCGTATGCCATGCTTTACCTCGAAAAGGTTTTTGACCTCCCAATGTATCGCGCCCGTCTTCCAGGCGGTCGGCCGCGTTATCGTGTTGCGCCGGACCTCAATATCGCGCGGCAGTTGGTTCGCAATCTTCGGGTCCGACCCGCCAAGCATGACGATCTCCCCGCCGCTTTCGAGATAGTTATTAACGATCTTGTACGGCCCCGCGCCGTTCCAACCGCCTATGGCCTGATTGTCCGCGCCGACCTCATGGACCTCACGGATTTGCGAATCTATTACCGCCGTCCAGTTGCTATTAAGTTCAATGCCGCGGCGTAAGTTTTTAGTCGGCAACCCGTGAATGTAACATCGGTCAACCGTGATGTGATGCGGCACTTTCGCCGCGTCGGTCGTGTCGGTTGAACCAAGTTGCAACACGCGCCACACGGTAAAACCGCCGGGCGCGTCCGCGGCGGCGGCCGGCGTAAACGTCATTTCAAGGCCGACAAGGCGGACGTAGCCGGAATTTTCGGACATAAAGAACGCGCCCGAAACGTTGGGCGATTGAATGACCGGCATGCTTTGCGCGCCCGGCGTCACGCGCTGGCCGGCAGACTTGAAGGCGGCAACCGCCTTGCCCGTCCGGGCGGCCGCCTTCCCCTTCGCCGGCCGGTAATAGACCACTTTCCGCGCCTTGCCCTTCCCCGCCCTGGCGGCCGTCACCGCGCCCGCGGCGGCGGTCGTGGCGGTCACGTTACTTGCCCGGATAATGACCCATTGGTTATTCGGGTTGGCCTTCGCGGGGAATGTAAAGTTACCCGTCCACACGCCCGAAACGTCAAGTTCTATATCGTCGCCCGGCTGGCAGTCTTGCAACGCCTGTTGAAAGTCCCCGCCCGGCAAAATCTTTCGGACGACCCCCGTTTGATTGGTCGGCCAGGCCGTATCTACAAACTGACTTAAAGGTGCCGGCAAGCCGCCGTTTGACGGCGTTGGCGTCGGCGTCGGTCCGGGCGTTGGGGTTGGGGTTGGTGTCAGCGTCGGCGTCGGCGTTGGTGTCGGTTTCGGGGTTGGGGTTGGCGTTGGTGTGGGCGTCGGCGTCGGTCCGGGTCCGCACTTATTCCGCATGTTAAATTTATCAACGGACTCCGCCGCCGCTTGCTGCCCGTTGCATTTAACCATGAGGGTTTGACCCGGTTGTAACGTGACGGTCTGCGGTTGGCCTTGCGCCGCGGCCGGGTAAACCATCCGGCCGATAATCGCCAAGGCGCACAGGCCAAAGACCAAAGACGCCAAGGCGGCAATCGGTTCGCTAACTCTGAAATGGTGACGTGAAATGCTCATGACTTCTCCGAAGGGTTAGGGGTTGGGGTGACGTGCGCGCCGCTCGCGTCGGCCGCATGCTCGATGTTGTCCAGTTTCCGCAAAATCTTTTTACACTGTTCGGCCAGGTCGCTGCACTGTAGCGCGACGCCCGTAACTTCCGCCCGTAGCTCCGTCGTGTCCCCTTTTAAAAGCGCCTGGTCTCGCCGCAAGTTGGCAATGACAGAATCGCGGGCGGCCAGGGTGGCTTCGGCCTCGCTCAGTTTTAAAAGGGTCTCCCGGTGGCGTTGGTCGGACTCCCGCGCCATTTCCATCGTCTGCTTGAAGGCGGCCATTAGTTCGGTAATGGTCTTGGCTTCAGCGTTCTGCGCGTTGGCGCGGTCAACCTCCGCCGCCGCCCGCTCTTTATCCGCCTTGGCGGCCTCAAGCTTCCGGCCGAATAGGAGGCCGACCACGCCCGAAACGACGCCGGAGGAAAGTATCGCCGCTAGGACTTGCTGCCATCCGCTCAAGGCGCGTCCTCCGCGGGTTTCCCGACTTGCGCCGGCTTCGGATGGCCGCGTAGCGCGGAGACCAAAGAGGCGTAATCGTCTAAAAGCTGATGCGCCCCGCTCAACACTTCGGCCGCCTTGTCCTCTTCCAAAATGCCGCGGTCCTCCGGGTACGTCGCGCGCAACCGTTCGATCCGCCTTCTTAGTTCCGCGTTCGTCCGGTAAATCTCTTCCACGTCGGGCAAGGGTTTCGCCCGCCGGGTGATCCGCCAAAGTAGCGCCAGCGTCGCGACGCTGAAAATGGCGGTCGCCGTCTTGACCGCGCCGTCAAACCAGTACCACGGGTGCCAGATGGTGACGCAGGCTATTAAGTGAGTCGTCCCACATAACAGGATGAATCCGGCGAAGCAACCGATTATCCAATTGACCGCATGCCCGCGCTGGCGTCGGATGAATCGCCACAGGACGAAGGGGATTGCGTAATAAGCCATGCATATCGTCAGGTCCGCGGCCAGGTGCAACGCGATCATGCGCGGCTCCCACAGGTAACACATGCCATGCGGCATGTAGCCATCGGCGGAGATCGCTATCGCGCCAAGCTCCACTAAAAGCACAGCCAAGACGATCGCGCCCAACGTGAACAAGGATTCTTGCCTTGAGGGTTTCACAGAGTTAAGCCGGTCCATGTGTCGGTCTCGTGTTAGTGGGGGCACGATTGCGGCCGGCGTAGAGAGTCGCATGGCCGCGGGTAGTCTACTGGATTTGTGGGGACTGTTGCCAGCGTGGCCAATGGCGCGGCCGGCTTTTAATAAAGCGACGGCCGGCATACACAGGATTGATGCCGGCCGTCTAATCAGTTACTTCGTTTCTTGCGAATTGGCGAGAGTCTAAGCCGCGTCGGCGTCGGCGTCAAGCGCCGGCTTCGGCCGCCAGTGTTTGTGCAGGTTCCGCAAATAGCGGGCGTCCGACCCGCTTACGCTGGCCTGGCATTCCTTGAAGGCGGCCGCGGCCTTTTCGAGCGTGGCGTCCAGCCTGGCGAAGCGCGAGCGGTCGCCGCACACGAAGCCGGCCGCCTTGATCTCCCGCACGACCGCCAGGGCGTCGGCAACCGTCATGTCCGCGGGCGGGTCGGCCGCCTGGCCTAATTGCCGGCGGACCTCTTCACACCAAACTTTGTACGGGTAGTGCGCCCGCTCGCCGAAGGGGTACGCCGCCCGGATTGCGCGCCGGAGCGCGGCCATGTCTTCCCTTCCCGTCTTGGCGATAACACGACGAACGACGGCCGCCGCTTCACTCCGCCAAGTCACCGCTCCCGCCTTTCGCCCCGGCCGTCTTTGGCTTGGGCAATCAAGTCGTCAATTACGACCTCCGCCCGCGGGTGCGCCTTGAATAGAGTCTCGCACACGGGACCGCACACGGGGACCATGACGCTATCGCCGCCCGGTTCGTCGGGGTTGATCGGCACACGCGCCGCGCGCCAGGACTCGCCCGGCTTCGCGCGCACTTGGCAATACATGCACGTAGCCCGGTCCGGAGGGTTGGCGACCACGGACAAAAGCCGGTTGAAGGTCAAGGTATATCTCATTGTTTCCCCTCAAGTTTATCAAGGCGTTTTTTGATCGCTTCTACGTCATCGGCGGTTTTAAGAGTCGTCTTAAAGACGATCTCCAAAATGACGCCGACAAGGACAAAGAGCAGAAAGAAAAGAAAGCCCAGGACGCCGCCGATTGCGATATATGCCGCTTTGTCCATCACTTCCCCTGAATGGCCCGGAGCTTGCCGGACTGTGAGGCGTAGCGGATGCGTTCAAGGTTGGACTCCCCGACGCGGTTCAAGCCAATGTCAAGCCGCCTGGCCAGTACCGCGACGTTAAACAGTGCCGCGCCCAGGACCGTCATGGCCTCCCGCCGGGTCTCATCAAGCGGCCCGGTCATGGCCTCTTCGTCGGCTTCGCCAAGCGTCCCGGCCTCCGCGCTCAACACATAAGGCAATAAGGCCGCGCTAGCGGTCATAAGGTTTTGAAGCGCCGCGGCCGGCGTCAGTTTGCCGGCCTCTTCGTCGGCGGCCATCTGATATTCGTTTAGGGTGAAAATCATGCTAAAAGTCCAAGGTTGGTTGCCGTTGAATAAAATCAAGCCATTCACAAAGCTTTTTAAAGCCTTGATCCGGACCGAATGCTAGCTGCGTCCCGTCCGCCGAATTGCACCGCGCGAATCGGGCGCGCAGTAAACGCCGGAAAGAATTAACCCGGCCCATGTGTACCCACTTACCGCGCCTGGCCGCCTCCCGGCACAGCCAAAACGCATGCTGTGATAATTTCCAATCCGTAGAACCGCCGATAAAAAGACAGTCAAAGCGATCCCAATCAAGCGCGCGATCTTCCTGGCCGTCCTGGGCGACAAAAGCCGCGTCATAGCCAAGCGCCCGAATCTTCGGCAACACGTCGCGCGACCGCTCCCATGTCTTGGCCGCGTCCGCTACTACGTCGGGCGCGGTCGCAAAAAGGCATGTACCTTGAACCGCCTTGAGCTTTTCAAGCCACGCCAGGTACTTATCAACGTCAAGGTTAGGGTTAGTAAAGCAACCGTTATCCGCCGCCCAATGGATTCCCGCTAGCCTCCGCCAGCCGTGCGCGATGCTGCCCTCCCGATACCCCAACATGATCCCAACGTCCGGGCGTTTCCCCATTTGATTTCTATTCAATGCGCCGGAAAGATAAATCATAACTAGGACAGGTCCGCGTAATAACGGGATAGGTTAATAACAATATAGGGGTTTCGTTCCGTCGGCGGCCTCATCAACCGCTCAACTGTCCATTTCCATATCTGCGCGTCGTCCCGGTAGCAAATGCCCTGCAACCCATCGGCCAGGCACTTCAAGACGTTATCAAGGTCAATCCGGCCTTCGTCGGCGTAGACGTACACATCGGCTTGCATCTTCCCCTCCGCCAGAATCCAGCCGGCCGCCTTGGCGATCTTGCCTATTTTTTCTTGGTACGCGATGGCGTTCGGCGTCTTCTTTCGCGCGCCGTCGCGCCCAAGCTCGGTGTAGTGATTCACGGACGGCGGAATGTCGGCGCGTATCGAAAAGAAGAAATGATCTCGCTCTTTGACGGTCGCCCCGTTGTCCTTAATGCGCCCCTCTTTCATCAGGCGCTTAATCGTCTGTTCGCTGAATTGTCGCTTGTGTCCTGCCATCGGGTTTCGTGTGGAACGGTTGAAGGTGTAAAAGCGGGCGGCCGTTGAAGAGGCCGGACGCCCGCTTAGCGCGCGGCCGCGTGTCCGACTGGCTACGGACTAACGCAGGGTCTAGCTTTCGCCGCATCCGGCAAACCGGCGCGGCCGCGCGCCTCAAGCTTATACGCCCGTCTCCGCCTTGGCGTCAAGGTCTAACAGCGTTCCACACTTTCTTGCATAGTCCATGTACTGCCGAACCTTAGCCTGCTTTTGCATTACTTGCCCGCCGTCTTTCGGCCGCTTGATTATGCCCGCGTCTTCTAGCATCAGAATTACCGCCACTAAATCACAGACTTCTTGCGCGATCCGTTCCGCGTTGGTGTGCGACTGGCCAGGCTCTATCTCATCAAGACCAAAGCGAAGCGCCTTAGAGACACGATGCGAAACTTCGGCGCACTCTTCGCTAAGGACAGTCAAAACATGCTCAGTAGTATTCATGCTATCGCCCTCCAAATGATGTGACTGACCGGCCGCCGCCCGTGCCGCGTCGGGACCGTCCGCCGCCCCCCCCGTGTCCATGATTAGCCCCAGCTTGCGAAGCTCGGAAAAGCGCGGCCGGATAGACAGAGGCGATTCGTCCATTTTTCGCGCGCATTCGTCGGCCGTCATGTCCGCGCCCCGCAGTAGTTCAAGCGCCTTGGCGCGTAAAGAGTCGGCGTCGCCGACCATCGCGGCGGCGGCTTCGCGGCTGGTATCGGTCGCTTGCGCGCCCGGCACGCGCGGGTAGCGCGGCCGCCTTGGCGGCGGGAAGTCGGGCACGTTATCAAAAAGCGGTAACGTGTCAATCATAGCTTTCCTCCGCCTCGTGGCTGTAGATCTCTTCGGCCGCCGCCCGCTTCATATCGAACAGTAAGGCGTTGCGACGCTCCCACAAATCCGGCAAGGCTTCGCCCATTCTGTCATAGTGCGGGCGCGGCTTGGCCGTGATCGCCTCTTGCAGCATCGCGGCCGCGCGCTTCGCTTGCTCGGATCGCATCGCCTCAAGCTTTTTGATGACCGGCTTGGAAAAGCCGCACGCCTCGCACACAAGGTAGCCGTCATAGATGCCGGCAACCTCCGGCTCCGCCGCAACCTTGAGCAGTCCGGCCGGATGCTGGCACCGCGCCATGTCGAGAATGGTCTCTTGCGTCTCGCGCTCTCTCCGGCCGTAGCTGCGCTCCGCATGGACGCGGCCGCAAATGGTCGCAAGCTGGCCATAGGTGGCGAGCTTTTGCGGGTACTCTTTCGGCGCGCGTTCGATAGCTTCCATGACCACATCGGGCGTGTAGCGGATACAGGCGTCAAAGTAGATGCCGGGCAAATCCACGTCTAGAAGCTCGCGGCCGGTCATGCCCTTGTAAAAGAGTTTGAAGGCGTCGCAAAAGTCTTTGAAGTCATCCGCGTAAGTCATGTTTCAGCCTCCCGTTTTTGATCGCGCTCGCCCGCGCCCGCTCGATAAAGTCATCGCCCGCCCCGGCGTGATTCCCCCTTGTCAGTTTGCCGGCCCGCCAGGGCAGGAAGTCAATCGTGAAATAAGTAATGCCCGGCTTTTTGTTCCGGCTGTGCCAAAACTCTTCGATCTCCTCCGGCGTCGCGTGCAATCCGTGAAGCTTGATTGCTTCGCTTTGAAACTGTCCGTTGGTCTGCCAGCCGGTTTTATCCCCAACCCCATACAGACGACGCAAAGCCAGAGAGAGAGAGTCAACCGCCACCGCGACGGCATCTGCGGCCGCCGCCTCTCTCTCTCTAGTATTTTGTAAATCTTTATTTTGTACTTCATGTATTACATGGGGTGCGGGTTGACCGCCTGGCGGTTGACCAGTAGGCGGTTGACCGGGTAGCGGTTGACCAGTAGGCGGCAAACCCGTAGGCGGTGAGGCGTTGACCGGGTGCGGGTTTCCCGTAGGTGGTCGGTCGGCTAAGTCTTTGCGTTTGCCAAACTCCCAACTTTTCGTTCGCTCGTTTTCCGGCAAGGGTAACTCATGAACATCGTACCAACTGTCAAGAAAACCGCCCGGTTTTCGCTCCGTATGAAAGCTCAAATAGCCGGCAATCTCCGCCTCCTTCATCATCCGGCGTCGGGCATCGCGGCCGATGTTGCCTTCCCGCTCTATGTCCGATGGCCGGCCCTTCCAATCGTCCGACTTGCTCAGCAAATAGCCTAGCATCCCGCGCGTGTCGAAGCCTAGTGAAGTGTCCTGAAGTAAGGAGTTAGCGATTTGAGCAAATTTATTGCGCCGATGGATTCTGATTTCAGACATCAATCAAATACCCATTCCACACACCGGGGGCACCAAAGCGGCGGGTAGAAAGCAAAAAACCCTTCAATTGAAAGGCGAAAGCGAAGATGAAAGCGGCCATTGTGGATTGTCAGTCCGGCCGGATTCGCTCCGCCCCTCAATTGAAGGGTCTCAAGACAAAGGGATGATACCACACGCGCTTTCATCTTCGCGTGTTATTTTTGAGTCAATGCGCCGGTTGACTGCCGGCGCGGCACGCAAAACCGCCGAAGCGGTTAAATTAGAAGCAAATTCGGGACGGTCGTAATAGGGCTTTTCCTTATGCGTAAGGGCGGGAAAGCCCCGATTTTTGGAGAGCAAAACCGATGCGTTTTATACGCCTTTGGGTTGCTCAGGGTCAATACCTCCTACATTAGAATCGCGGCCGCTTCTTAACGCCTGGCGGATTCGCACAAGCCGCGCGATTCGCCACATCATCCATTCCGGCGTCCGGGCTTCGTGGCCCCAGGAAAGCGCAATGAGTAATTGCGCCTCCCTGATAAGGGCATTAACCCGCTCAAGCGGGGACGGCGACGGATTCATGCGCTTCCCTTCCTGGCGTGAAGAGTGCTTGCTGTTTGACCGCGTTCTGAAGGTTTTTAACGGCCTGCTTCCAATACGACTCCTTCAGTTCGATCCCGACGAATCGCCGATCCTGCTCCATTGCGATATGCCCGGTTGACCCGATCCCGGCGAACGGGTCAAGGATTAAGTCATTCGGATTCGACCACAGCCGGACGCATCGGCGGATGGTTTCGAGCTGCAACGGGCAGATGTGCTTTTCGTCTTGATGCTCTCGCGCGCTCGTATATTGCAGCGTGTCGGATTCGTTGATGTCGTACCAGATTGGATGCGCGTACTTGATCCATTCTTCATTGGTGACGCCACTGGTCGCCGATTGCGTAATAGGTTGGGCGTTAGCGCCTGGCGAGCGAAAGAGCAGGATGTAATCCGCCATCGCGGGACGACTCCATGCGCTGTCCTTATTCTTTTGCACGAACATTAATTGCTTCGCCTTCGTGCGGATGGCCTGCGCTTGCGGGTTTTTGTCAATCACAATTTCGCCATCGTAAACCCATCCCGCCTTGACGAACTCGCGCACCACGTCGGCGCGGAAGTCGTACAACCCTATCACGCCATCTTTGACGAGCGTCTGTGCGACTTGCTGAACGTGGACGCAGCAACGCCGGCCCGGCATCGTCACGCGCAGTAGCTCAGGGATCAAAAATCGAAAATGATCGAAAAATGCCGCGTGATCTTTCGTGTTGCCCATGTCGCGATCGCTGGCCGAATACGTATAAAGCTGGCTAAACGGCGGACTGAAGATTGACAGCCCGACGCTGCCCGTCTCGATCTCTTTGACCCGTTCCACGCAATCGCCCATTTTGACTTCCCACTGCTCCGCCTTTTTCGTTTTCATCGTGTAATGATCCTTTCGTGAAAGTTTACCAAGTACCGATTCAATTTGGGCGTCCTTCATCGCGGCGACGATGCCGGCCGCCATTTCGGACGCCTGCTGCTCTTTGCGCTGTACGTTTTCGACGATGCTGATTTCCGCGTCGGACGTAACAACGACCACATCAACGGCCGACTTCTGCCCGAATCGCCAGCATCGGCGGATGGACTGATACCACTGCTCGAAACTATCCCCCAACCCAAGGAACATGACTTGATGGCAGTGCTGCCAGTTGAGGCCGAAGCCGAACATGCCCGGCTTCGTGATGAGCGTTTTGACCTTCCCCGCGCGCCAGCATGACTCAAGCGTGATGCGTGATTCATCGTCGGTTGATCCTTCGATGAGTGCCGCCTTCTGTCCTAGCGCCTTGGCGATCTTCTGGCCTTCGTCGTTCAATCCGCACCACACAACCCACTGCCCTTTTGATTTCTTGATAATCTCTACCGCCCGGTTGATGCGCGCGTCCATCGTGTGACGCCTCGCCTGCGTGCGGCCGGTAATGCCCGCCGTAATGTCTGGGAATAGCTTTCCGTCTGGGATGAAGTTCGATTCAACTTGTACCTGGCGGACGTTGAGCGGCGGCAGGATGAAATCGCCGTCCGGGTGATCTAGGTCGCTCGGCTTGCGAATGTACACGGCCCACTGTGCAACCCATCGCCAAAAGTCATCCTTCGCATGCCCTTTCAGCCGCCAGCCGTTTGACCCTGCCCGGTCGGAGTCGTGGACGAAGAAAGTGGCGAGCATTTCAACGCGCGACATTGCGCCCAAAAACTCCGCGTGATTGGCTAGCTCCGTCTGATCGTTCGGGCTTGGCGTCGCCGTGCAGCAAAGGCGGTACGGGATGGTCGTAAATTGCTCAAGTAAGAGCGTGCGCGTTTTGCCGTCCAGGCTTTTGAGGATCGAAGATTCGTCAAGCACGATGGCATCAAATGGCACGCCGACAAACTTATGAAGCTTTTGATAGTTCGTAATCCAGATGCCGCCTGAATCATCCGGCGCGGCTTTGTAGACGATCTCTACGTTCAGCTTTTTTGCCTCTTCGATGGTTTGCTGCGCGACGGAGAGCGGCGCGACGATTAGCACGCGCTCGCCCATTTGTCGCGCCCATTCGACTTGCATCAGGGTTTTGCCCATGCCGCAGTCCGCGAAGATCGCCGCGCGCCCGCGCTTGATCGCCCATTTGACGATATCGGCCTGCCATGTGAATAAAAGCCGGTTAATTGACTGCGGGTCTTTCCCCGCGTCCTCAACCCGCGCCGCTTTCGACGCTAAAAATTCGCCATATTCCATGTGGTCTCCTTAAATTGAAAAAGCCTTCGATTGCCGCAGTTGCTTAGACGGCGGAGACGGACGATAAGAATCGCCCGGCAATCGAAGGCTTACCCGAAGTCGTGACCGTCCGCGTCTATCCGTCTAAGCCCGGACACTCTAGCACGCCAAGGCGGAGAAGGTCAATTGATAACGGCCGCGTCATCGTCTACGTCCGGCCATGTCACTCCGGTAACGAGTGGCGGCATGGCGTCCGCCCCGTCAAGGTCTGCGCCGTGAACCTTGCCATTGCCGCGCTTTTTGCCGCTGCTAATCGTTTTCGGCTTGGCCTTGGCCTTGGCCTGCTTTTCGGGTTTCGCTTCAACCTTGGCCGTTTTGGCGGTTTTCTTCTTGGCCTTGGCCTTGGTTTCCTCTTCGGCGGCATCCGCCAGCGCGGCCGCTTCGTCGGCGTCGTGGTTTTCCACGTCAAACAAGTTGGCGTCCCGCGTGTTGAAGATGCGCGCCGGGTCGGTCTTTTTCTTGTCCAGGCGATGACACTCGATTAGGCCGGTCTCCGTGTTGAGCACGTCTATGCACTCAACGTCGGCCAGGCGCGTTTTGGTGTTGATCGCCTCTTCGATCTTGCCTTGATACTTTTTGAGCGTGGCCAATTCGGCGTTGAAATTGGCCATCGCTTCGGCCTTTTCGGTCTCCTTGGCCTTGATCTCCGCGCCGACCTTGGCTAATTCGTCGCCCTTGATCGCGCGTTCCTTTTCACTCATTGGCACGGGCAGTTGCGCCGTGTACTTCTCATTCAGCATAAAAACGATCCTCCACGGGTTAAGGGTTGATGGTTGGGCGCGAGACCGCCCGCGCCCGCTGTCGGCAGACTATTTACCTGCTTTTGACCGCTTTTGATAGAACAATTGCAGGCCCGCGACGAAATGCGGCAATTGAGCATCGGTTAAGGCGGAAATTCTGTCCGCGCTGAAGGCTTTTAGCTGGCGCTTGGTTTCTTCCCCGCCGCATGTTTCGGCCAGGTCTTTCGCTTGCGCGAGTAGCTTATCGCGCTCCGTCATGCCGGCTTGCTCCGGCGCGGCGGCGGCCGGCGTCGTGGTTTTGGTCTCCGCCTTCGCGGCCGCCTTGGGCTTGCTGTCCTCCGGCGTGTGCGCGTCGGCGTCCTCTTGCGCCTCGGTCGGGATGCAGAAAATTTGCATGAGCGCGTATTTCAAGGCCGCGCTCATGGCCTTGTTCGTGGACTTGTCGCCGCTGTCCATCGCTTCGCCCGCCACGACGCATTGCAGGAATGACCCGTCTTTTGCGTAAAAGGTGTAACGGACCGCCAGCGTTGTATAAATCAGCGTCGTGCCGTTTTTGGTCTCGCGTTCCGTTACGTCCCGGTCAAGTATCTCCGGCATGAAGAATATCCCATTGCGCGCCAGGACGGGGTTAAGCGCGTTCATGAAGTCTTCAATGCCGCGGAAGCTGTATTTCTGCTGCTCGTTCTTGCGGTCCTTGGCGACGGGTCCGACTTCGGCCATAACTTTCGAGATCGCGCCGAAGATTGCGCCCGGCGGTTGGAATTGCGGTTGCTCTATTTCGGCCGCGGGTGCCGTCGCCGGTTCCGCCGCCAGTGCTAACTGTTTCGTCATGACTGTCCCCCCTCCCTATAAATGGACGGGCGCGAGTCCGCCCAAGGTTCCGACGATTTGACGTTCTGACCGCACACGGCGCACACGCCGCCAGTAACGGACGGGTGCGCGCATTGATCGTCGTCAAACATGAGAACGTCGGACGGTATGGACGACGCCCGCGCGAGTATGCGCGCGGTTTCGCGGACGAAATTAAGCTTGCACTCCGCCCACTGGTCAAGCTGTAAAGCAAGCTCTATTTCCAAGTATGTAATGGCGGACTCGATGGCCGCGCGCTCCCGGTCCGCTACGCCGTATTCCGGCCAGCCCTCAAGCGTGACCTCAAGCGCCCGCTCCCGCTCGCCTTCGTTGGCGTAAACGCCCTTCGCCCATATCTGGCCTTTATATTCGCGCAATTGCGCGGCAAAGGGTTTCATGACGCTGGCGGCCGTCAAGCGCAGGGTGAAGATTTGCCGGCGAAGTGCCGCGACCGTGCGCGGGTAATCCTCAAGCTTCGCCGACGCGGGCAGGTAATCCGCCGCGTCGGCCGCCACGATGGTCAACGCCTCCGCAACAATATCGCGCGTCCTGGCGTGATGGTCAAAGAAGTCAGGATAAGGTCGCGGCTTTTCGGACTGCTCAAGCTTGCTATATGCGACCCCCGCGCTACTGGCAACCGGTCGCTCCGGTTGGTCAAAAATTTGATTCTCTCGTTTGGCCATGTCTTGATCTCCTAAAGGGTGAAGGCCGGACGACGCGCGCCCGGCCGGGTTGGTTGGTGATTACAACGGCCGGAAGGGCGTTCGCCAGTTCGGCCCGAAAGTTCCGACTTGATCCGCTTCGGCGCGCGTGTCTACCGTCCGCGCCGGCAAGGCTTCGTTGCGCTCGCGTTCAAGCTCAAATTCCGCGACGGCCAGTAAACATTCAGTGACTTCCTTTTCCTCGAAAATCTCCGCGCCCGGTTGCGCGGTCTCTTCGATCGCAATCAGTTTATGATCCTTGCGGACCGTCACGACGCCCAGGCCGCGCGATCGGCCCTCAATGCTGATTTGAAAGGGTCCGCGTTGAATCGTCAGATTGTTATTGACGAAGCCGGCCCGCGGTTCGATACCGTGCGCGTTGACGTAATTCCGGAAGGCGTTGAAAAGCTTTGATCTGTCCATGCTGGTCTCCTAGGGGTTGAAAGATGGCCGCCTCTACCGCGGCGGACCGCATCATACCGCCAAGGCGGAGAGGCGTCAAGCTTTCCGCTTCGCCTTCCGCTTGCTTTTCTCAATGGCTATTGTTTCGGCTTTTACGGCCAGATGGTAGCAAGCCTCAATGGGCAACGTGTATTCTCTCCGGCTTCGCTTGAGTCGAAAGCTTATGGTCCCTTCCGGGTAAACCGTGACGATGATCGGCCGGAGGCACGACCGCTCAAAGGCGGCCGCGTCCGTCTCGCGCTTGGTTGGTCGTGTTGCCTTCATTTGTTTTGCCCTCCGAATAGTTCATGCGCGATTTCCTTGGCTATATCGTGGACGCTTTGAACGCCCCGCATCGTGCGCCGGTCGCCGGCCATGACCTTCCCAAGCGCCCGCCGTTGGTCAAAAAGCCGCGCTTGAATTTTCTGATTGACTTCAAAGCCGGACAGTAAATAGGCGTTGACCGGCATGGCCTGGCCGGCTTCGATCCGCTCCGCCATGACGGCATCCTTACGGTGTAGCCGGTCAACGATCTGCGCGACGTCATCCCACATCCAAGGCTGATCTACTAAGAAAGCGTCAGACGCGGCCGTCAACGTCAGGCCGACGCCCCCGGCCTTCGTCAGACAAAAGACGCGCGACGCGCCAAACTGGAAACGTTTAACCGACGTGTCGCGGTCCTCCGCCTTTACCTGGCCGGTTAGGACTTCCGCGCCGACGCCTTGCGATCGGTAATGCGCCGCGATCTTTTCACAGACCTCCGGGTATTCCGAGTACATCAAGACCTTGCGCTTTTGCTCTATTACTTCGTCCGCCAGGTCAATCGCCGGTTTGACCATCGCGAGCGCGGCCGCGCGTTTTAGGTGCGTCAATAAGACAAGCGCCTCCGCGCCTTCCTTGATTTCGCCCTTTGCCAGCCGGTCGTTATATTGCGCTTGGGCTTTATTGAAAGCTTCCTGATAAATCGCCATGCCTTCGGCGTCCACGTCCACGGGTTTGGGCAGGATCGTTTTTGCCGGCAAGTCTTTCAACACTTGCTCTTTCGTCCGGCGTAGGAATTGCGGCGCAATCTCCCGCATCAATTCGTCAAGGTGCGCCGCGCCGGTCGTGTCCCAAATGTTGACCGTCCGGCCGCCCGTGCGGACCGTGCGTTGATGCGCCGCGCAGTATCTTTCCTCAAACTTGGACTTATTGCGCGCCAAGGGGTGTTTGACCGCCTTCAGTAGCGGGAAGATATTAACCGGCCGGCCGCCGCGCATGGGCGTCCCCGTCGCCATGACGACCCCAAGGCAATGCTCGCTTTCCGATAGCTCTAGGACGGCTTGCGTTCGCTGGCTTTTAATGGACTGTGCATAGTGGGCTTCGTCGCATATCAGCACGAAGGGCGACGAAGGCGGCGGCGGCACTTTCGCCCATGAATAAACCTCCGCCCGGACGTGACACGCGGCCGCCTCTTCGATCCATCCGCCCATTAGGGCAACCGGGCAGACGATGAAGACGTGCGCGCCGAACGCCCGTTGGTAGCACCTTGCCCACAGCATGCCCTCAAACGTGTTGTGGGTAACGATGTAGCTCTCTGCTACATAAAGCGAGTCGGGCGCGTCAACCGAAATACATACAACCTCATCTTGGCCGTAAGCTTCAATGGATTCGATTAGCCGTTGCGGCGGGTATTTCGTCCGCTCTTTATAGCGAGACGCAAAAGCCCGAAAAGGATTCATCCTCTCCGGCATTGCTAGCGTTACGATCCATGACGGTTGCCCGGTTTTCTGTTCGCCCTTATAGCTAAACTTTGGCGCACGTTTCAGGCTAAGCCGCGCCGTACCTCCGAGAGATTGAACTAACTCAATAACACCACGCGCGAGCTTTGAGCTTGCCGACGAAAAAGACACGCAACCATCTAAGCTCGCCGTGCCGTCTGTATCCATCAAGCCTTGTAACAGGGCTAGTCTTTGGTCGGGCGATCCGTGCATGTATTGCCAGGGAATTTGCTTGGTTTCAGCCTTTGAGCCTAGCAGCCCAAGCGATTCAAAGAGAGGCCGCGAAAATCCGCGAAGCTTCCAATAGACAGCGCGCTCTTTCGGTTCGATCCTTTCAAGACTCGCGCCGCGCGGCATCACGCGCATGCATTCGGCGGGTACGGCTTCATCTCCGGTACAGATGTTGAAGTTGTACCCGCTGCTAAAGCTTCCATCCCCTAAGAAGACGCCCATTAGGTACGGATCAAAAGGTAAGTCCTGATGGTCAAAGATTACGGGCTTTACCATCGGGATACGGTATTTCCTGTTACCGTTGCCATCCTTTAGACCCTTTAGCATAAGCTCGCGTGTGGTCATCGTGTACCAATCTCCGCCCCTATGGTGTGTGTTGTGGTCCTTGACGGTCCAAATATGGTCGGCGTCTACATCTAAGCTTGAGCCATCCGAAAAAGTTACTTTGAAGATTGGTAGTACGCCGCGCAAGTAAACGGCGCGCACACTAACAGGCTTGCCATCTGACCCGATAACATAATCCCCCGGCCGAAGAGTACCAATCATCTGCCAGCCGTTAGGCGTCGCAACTTTGCCGCTTGCGGGTTGACCTTTCCCCAGCCCCATATCGTCGGCCAGGATGCTGCGCCCGGCCTCAAGCATCCGACTGACGCCCGCCGCCTGATAATCGCGCGGCGTTTTGCCGCCGAAGTTGCCGCGCGGGATATCTTCGGCCGCCTTCATCAAGACGGCCTTTCGCTTGGCGGCCAGGCTGGCGGCCGCGTCCGCCTTGGCGGCTTCGCTTTCGAGTAGTGCGCGGGTCTCCGGTTCGACGTTGAAACCGAACTCCGCCGCGAGCTTGGCGACGGCGGCGGCGGAATCGAGCGAGACGACCCAATGCCGCGCGCCTTCGCCGAAATACTGCGGCGAGACCATTTCCTTGACGGCCGCGTGAATCGCCGGCACGTAATCGAAATAAATGCCGATGCCCTCTTTCGGCGCTTTCCCTTTGCGCTCCGGGCGAAAGAGATCGCGCTTGATGATGCGGTCCGGGTGTTTGGGCTTTTCGCCTTCGGGCAAGGCGTCAGGGATGGTGATGGAGTCGAACAAGGCGCACGCCTCCGGCGAAATTTCAAAGTCATACGCAACGCCGAACTCCATCAGGCGCGCGGCGCGGTAGTCGGCCGGTACGCGCCAATGCTTGTAGGGTTGCTGCACGTACCGCCGCGCCGTGAAATGGTCTTTCATCGGCTCAAGCAATGCGGCAACGTCGGAATACGGCCAGGAAAGTTGAAAGTGATCCCCTTCGGCGTCTTTCCCGGCCCGGATCGCGCGGGCGTCCGTGTCCCGCCGCTTGGACTGTTCGGCGTTCGGCCGTATCAGGTCCGACGCCTGCAACCGCTCGTTTGGCGGCACGGGCAGCTTGGTGAAGTCTATCCCGCCCGCGTCAAGCTGCGCCGTGTACTTGCGGAGACGGTCGTAAGCGTCGCGCGCCTGGCGTTCGTTCAAGCTTTCGAGCGCCGCCCAACGTTTGCAGCGCAAAGAGTCGGGTTTATTGAAGCCTTGGCCGTCTTCCGACTGCGCGCCGTCGCAAAGGCCGGCGAGATAGCGAAGCGCGGCCATAATTGGTTGCCATGTGTTATTCATATCTCTACCCCCTCTGATATGCCTTCTACAAGGCGCTTGCGCGGTATCGGGACCACATCAAGGCTGCGCGCCATCGCTAGGACTTTCTCAAGCTCCGCCCATTGCTCCGGCGTCGTGTTGGATTCGTCGGCCTTGCCATCCCCAAAAATCCGGTTACGTTGAACGAATGCACTGAAAAGGCGTTCCAACTCTTTCCGGTATGCCTTGCGGTACTCTTCAAGCAGTAGTTGGCACTCCGCAAACTCCGCCGCCGTCAGTTCAAAGCCGCGCGCTTTTCGCCAGCCCTTACGCACCCAAGGTTCAATAGTGCTTACGTTTGTTACCTTGGCCACAATCTGAAGTATTAACTTCTTTTCCCATCCCTCTGAATATCGGAAGTAATAAAGCTTCTTTTCGTCGCCGGCCAGGTCTTCAATAGTTAAGTTGTGCTCCGCCAAAAGCCGCTCAAGTAATCGTTGAGCGTTCTCACGCTCGCCTCCTACGCCGCGCGTTGCTAGTTCGTAAATCTTCCTTAGTCTTTCTTTCATGTTTGGCCTCCTAATAGGTGAAGGCCGGACGATGGCCGCCCGGCCGCGTTGGTTATTGCCGCGCGCCGCCCTTTTCCATTGCGGCCATGATCTTCGCGCGGATGGTCTCAAGAAAGCTCGCCGGTTGCATGCTCACTTGAATAATCACATCAAGCGCGTCGGCGGCCGCGTCCGTCCAGCAAAGCGGGCGGAGGGTCTTTGACGCAATCAAGGCGACTACACGAAGCCGCTCAGCGTCGGTCCAATCGGGTGATGGTTGCCATTCGCGTTGATAGTTCCAATTGTGGACGCCTCCGCCAACTGTGACGACCTCTTGCCCGCATGGGCAAAGATAGATTTCCCATGATACGTCCATTGAGAATGTGCGCCGTTTATATTCGGGCACTTGCTCGCATGTGACGACTAGCTCGCCGTCCCTAACCTTGTCATTTTTCGACAGCCATTGCTTATGCGTCATGATTGATCTCCTTTCGGTTGCCGCGATGCTGGCGCGTGATGGACATGGCCGCGTAGTAAAGCGGGCGGAGATTGTCGGCCTCGATGATCTCCCGAATATCGTAGCTATCCGAATTAACGCCCGGACGGGACCAAAGGATAAACCTTGGCCTCCCGTCGTCACTCACTGACGCCTTCCAAAAGTAATCCTCAATATCCCACTTAACGAGATGGAAATTAAGAAACCGCAAAAGGCGTTGGTGGTCTCTATTGGCAAACGTCGCCCTTGGCAATTCGTCGCTATATTGCACGTTGTATCTCATGTCAGGTCTCCTATGATTGAAATGTACGCGGCCTTCCCCCGCGTCGCGCACGCACCATACCGCCAAGGCGGAGATATGTCAAGCTGCGTTTTGGCGTTGCGTCCGCCCGCTCTGGCGTGTACACTGCGCGCCACTATGAAACCAAACATCATCGGACTACGCATCAAGGAATTGTGTGAGGAAAAAGGCGCGACGGTTGAGATTAACGAAGGCGGCAAACTGCTGACCGTGCCCGTGACCAATGCAAGCCGGTTGGGTCGGTTTCTCGGCATTGCCTCAAGCGATCAAACGATCCCGCTTTTCATCAATCAACGGCTCGATAAGTCCGGCGCGCCAATGGGCGAACCGCCGAAACAATTGAATTTTGCGACGCTGCAAAAAATCTGTGACGCCTTCGGCCTTGGCCCGGATACCCCTATGGGCGTGCTGTTCGACTTCCCGCAAACTTCAAAGGCCGCGCGAAAGAAAGGCGCGACGGCTACCCAAGGGAAGACGAAACCACGGTGCGCGGAATGTGCCGCGAATGACATCACCACAGACGCAACCACAAAGCGCGGCGGCCGTCCTCTCTGCGACGAATGCGCGGAATTTTTTGACGATTTCAAAGCTCGCCAAAATAAGGACGTGCGAAAGAAAGGCACGACGGCCGCCAGCGCGAACGGGAAGGCGAGCAAGAAACGACCGGCCAAGGTTGCCGGAAAGAAAACGGCCAAGGCGAAGAAAAAGCGCGACAAGCCGGACGCGGCGGCATAGCGTTTGCAATGGCGCCAATATCCTTCGTAATCACTCAAAAGGCCGACCGGGTTTGAATCCGGTCGGCCTTTTTGTTTCGGCGTTGTGTAGAATGCCCCGCTTTGAAGCTAGGATTGGCCAGGAGGCCGGTCAATGGCCGGGCGGGTCTGGCAGGGCAGGGAAAGGCTCACGCGGCCATACGTTCCACTTCGGGCAGTTCCACAAGCGCGGCCGGTTCCACATCGGCCGGCAATACTTCCCGCCGTAGCTCTATGACCATTTCGGGCGTCAGGTCCGCCGCCCGGATATACTCTAATGCTTTTTGTTCCACATCGGCCTTGCCTTGCCTTCCCGCTTCGGCGCGAATCCACGCGCACTCAAGGCCGCACAGTTCCACGCCGGCCGCCCTTAGCTGGCCTAATGTTGGCCGTCTTTTTTCTTTCATTGATAAAATCCTCCATGTCTTGACGTGAATAATAGGCGACATAATCGCCCTTGGATGATCGCTTGCCGCTCGCCGATTTTGACGCTCTGCGGGTGTATAGTTCAAAACCGGTATAGCCCGACGCTTTCCATTTATGACCCGGAATGGTCGGCGGCCGCAAGTCGCCGCGTTTATTCGACTTGTGACGATGTGTATCCGGTTCCACAGCCTTGCGTTTTTTGGTCCGTGTATCCGGTTCCACATCGGCCGCTTCCGGCCTTGGTGTCTCCGGTTGCGCGTGTCGTTTTTTGCCTTCTGATTTGAGGCGTGTATCCGGTTCCACACGCCCCGGCGTTACACTAGAAGCTTCGGAATCAGAAGGGAAATCAAGCCCGCCATGATCCCCGTCAGAGTCTTTCGGATGATCTCCGCTTTCATGTTTTGGTCCATTGTCTATGTCCTCCGTTGGCGGCCGAATGCTACCATCAAACACAGCGCCAGGCCGCCGAAGGCCAGAATTACTAGAAACATCACTACCCCCAAAGTCTTTGACCGCGCCAAGGTCGGCAAGCTCTTTTTCGAGCTTGCTCAACCATGCTTCGTCGGCGTCGGTCGGTTGATATTCGGCCGGGTCGGGGATTAAATCCAACTCCGGCCGCGCCCTTTTCCCTTCGGTTTCTCCCCGTCGCCGGCATCAAAGTTTTCCAAAGGCTCTTGTTGAATCATTCGCACGCGCTTTCGCGGCGTAAGTTGAGTCTCACCGCCAACGATCCGATCCGCTAATTGCTTCGCTTCGATCTCTGCCCGTTCGATCATCGCCAGTTGCACATGCTCGGAATTTAAGCCCTCCGTCTTGGCCTGAATGATCGTCTCTTGCTGTCGGCCTTGGTAGCGAAGCTCAAGCCGGATTAGCCGCGAAACCGGATCCGCCAGCGTGATTAACAGGACGAAAATCAGGACGCCGATAAAGACGGAAACCGCGCCCCAACTCAGCCATGCCTGTTGGAACGTGGACAGCGCCAAATGTTTCACCATCATAAAATGTGTGACGATATTGGTGAGCATCACGGAGACCAAAAAGACCATGCCGGCCAGGCTGATGATCCGCTCCATAAAGCTCGAAAAGGCGCGCGTGAAGCCGTAAACCAGCCAAATAAACGCGCCTTCTACCACTAGGACCGCGAAGAGACTGAGGATATTTTGAATAAAGAAGGGCGTATCTGAAAAGCCCTCCCGATAGATCATGAACGAAGAGACGCAGCTTAAAAGGGTGATACAAACGAGTATCAACCCGCCGCCGACGATAACGTTTTGCCGCGCCCGGTTGTGCTTAAATGCGTTCTGCACGTTGGTCATGTTGCCTCCATTACATCTGAAAGCTTGGCGGCTGAAAGCTTGACCGGGCAGGGCAACGGATAGGAAAATCGCCCGGTCAATGCTGCCAGCGTGGCCGCGCTGGTAAATTGACGCGCCAGGGCGTTCGGTAGTCGCGTCCTGGCATTTTGTTTGCGTGCGGCGGGCAATCTACGCCAAGGCGGGAAAGGCTGTCAAGACAAAGACAAGGCCGACGCGCAACCGTCCTCTCAGTAACGCGCCGGCCTTTCGTTCCAAGCGAAGCCCGTTAAGGCTTGCCTACATTGCCGGAGAGTATACCGGCCCTCCCAAAATATTTCTACTCCCCGACCGACCGCCGACGCGCTAAGATGCGCGCCGGGTATCAAACCAAGATAGCCCGGTCTCACAAGGAGACGCGAAAAGGCCGAAAGAGACTTATCATCCCTTTCGGCCTTTCGTGCGTCATCAAATCCCCGTCCGCTTGGCGGGTGAGATGATACTAGCTCACATTCAACTGACGCGAAAGCTCATAATAATTCGTCCCGTCATACAAAAACGAAAAGATGTCTTTCGCGGCCGCCGTCGTGGTGAGGGTCGGCGCGTTGCCACTGCCGCCTTGCCACTTGACGGACGCCGGCCATGTGATCGTGCGGCTCCCGCTGCCGTCTTGAACGATCATAATCACGACCACACTGCCGGCGCGCGGCGGGTTGGAAAACGTCAGGGTTGCGTTGCCGCCCGACGCGGTAAACTGGCGCGAGACGACCGCCGAAGCGGACGAATTAAAGTCTATCGTCTGCGCGCCGTTGCCGCTCGTCGTGTCATACCGTTTGAATTGGCCGCCGATGGATCGCCAGGCCGAATTTGAATAAGCCCACAGGTCATAGATCGCGTTTATGTTGTCCCGCTGCATAACGAGCGGTTCCGCGCCCGTGTAGCTGGTCGGCGTGCCCGATGGTGCGCCCGTGCCGGAGTATTCGCCCAACCATAAAAAACCGTCCGTCGCCGACGATGAAAGCGCCGACCCGCTGCCGTTGATAACGCTGTTGATCGTCCCTCCGTTGGAAATAAACCGGACGACCTTAGAGGCGACAAGGCCCATCGCCAGCACTTCGCCCGTGCTCGAAATTTTATGATCCAACCACACCAAACAATCGGCGTTGTTATTGCCTTTGACCCGAAGGCCGGTTGAGCGCGTGAAGGTCGCATTGGTGCCCGGCGTCGGCGTGTCAATGTCCACGTTGATCGCGTCCGATAGCGTGGACGCCCCGACGAAAGCCCATGTCGGCGCGCGGAATCGCACGGCGCGTTGCAGCGATAGCGCCCCGGTCGCAAACTGCACCGTCCTGGCGAGATTGAAATGCAGGTCCGGCGCTTCCGTCCCGGCCGCAAGGGTTGTGTGCGCCGGCCCCGTGACGGTCAAAAGCGTCGGCGATCCCGACGTGGACACGGACGCGGCCGCCGTCAGGTTGCCGGAGGCGTCGGACGTAAAGCCGGGTACATCATCAACCGTCGTGCCCGCGCTCGGATAATAGGCGATATTGCCGGATGCGCCCGTATTGACCGTGCCCGACCCGCCGCCGCCCGCGCCAAGGCTCACGGTTGATCCGTTGATCCGCGCCTTTAATGCGTTGGCGGTTGAATCATACCAAATGTCACCGTTGGCCAATGACGACGGGTTGCCGGCGACGCTCCCGGCATTTAGCCCGGCGTTCGTCGCGTCCGGCGCGAAGGTCTGCTTAACGCCGGCCGTGAAGCTAATCGCGGCCGTGACGGCAATGGTGCTGCCTAGCGTTTTGTTGGTCAGGGTCTCCGCCCCGGCGAGCGTCGCTATCGTCCCGTTATAGTCGGGCGCAGTGAGTACGCGCGTCGTGCCGGTCGTGAAGCCGTCCACCTCAAAGCGTAGCTGTTTGGTCGCGTCGCCCGACCCCTTGACGATGGCGGTTGAGTCCACGAAGGGCGCGGCCGCGCCCGCTACGCCGTCCACGTAGGTTTTATTCGCGGCGTCGGTCCCGCTCACGGGCGTAGCGACGCCAGAAAGGACTTGCCCGTTGGCGTCAAGCTGGCCTTTGAAGCTCAGCGCGTCCCAGCCGGTATTCCCGGCGTTGCGTTTTTTCCAAGGGTAGGGCGCGGATGATGTGTTGATCCAAATTACGTCCGGTTGCAAAAGCGACGTGCCGCCGTAGGTGGTCTCCGGGTCGGTTGCGGCGATGTGCGCGCCCTTGTGAACATATGCGGATTGTGAATGGTTCGGCATGGTGTCTACCCCTCGACTAAAGGCCCGCTTCCGTCGTCCTCCTGAACCACTTCAAGGGTAACGCCGTCCGCGTTCAAGTCTATTTCAAAATCAAAGTCTAAAACCGTCACGGTGCCGGTGACTGGCGAGCTTTCGGCGCCGCTCGCAATCGAGATCGCCGTCACGCGCACGGACGTAAGACCCGCGGGCAGGCCGGACAAATCAAACGATCCGTTATTGCTCGCGTCGGGCAGGATCGAAAGCCCGGTGTCCATAAAGCCGGTCGTCCCGGCGCGTTCGACTTCGATCCGGGCGCGTTGCGGTCCGATGAAGTTGGCAAACGTGAAGCTCCCATGCACCGTGAAGGGTTGCGTTGATGTCAGCACAAGGGAAGTAACCGGCCCCGGCGCATTGGAAGGCCAACCCACGCCGGTTGTACTTGAGATCGTCCGTTGGTCCGCCGATAGCGGAAATTGATCGTCGGCATACAACCGCCCTAGCAGAGTTACGGTATGGAGATCGTTGTTCCCGCTCCCGTCCGATACCTTTAGTTCCTCAACCGTAAACATCATGTTCCGTTGGTTGGGTTGGTTGTTATGCGTCGCGCAAAAGAAATCCCCCTCTTCAAGTAACAGACAGCGCGCGTCATCGGTTTTGATCTGCACGAAGTAGTTACCCTCTCGGTAGGTATACCGCTCCGCAACCACTAACCGACGCGCCTGATGGTAGTTATCAATGCAACCGCCCTTGATCTCTTTCTTGTTCGTCTTGTTAATCTTTTCAATGTTGGCTTCGTCTATTTCGTCAACCTCAAGCAACTGATAATCGTCGGGCGCAGACTGATAGCTACAGACAAACTTGTTATAGTTCGCCACTTTGCCGCCGAACGGCCATTCAAAGGAATCCTCCAAAATGTTCCCGCGCGAGAGTGCGCCCATTGCCACGTCGGAAAAAACCATGTGGACGTGCGCGACGGTCTCAAGTTGGTTGTGCGCGTAGGTCAACGGCGCGACGTTTAGAATGCCCAATTTCGAGCGGATGATTACTTGTGTTGGGAGGGTCTTTGTCCAAAGGGCTTCGGCGAATCGGTTGATCGTCGCGTTGGCGTTGATCTGTGTGGCGAGCATCGCCGCTATCGTGCCCGTGGTGTCGTCCGTGCCGGGCGTGTAGCTTTCGATCACGCCGTCAATCGTGACGGAAGCGGCCGCGATTGACCCTATCGTGATGGTGCCTTGGGCTTGCGCGCTTGACGATCCCCCGGCGAGCGTCGCGCCGCTGGCCGTCGCGCTCCCCGTCGCCGCCAGGGTGATGGAATTACCCGCCGTGCTGAAGTCAATGGAAGTGACTTCGCGCGTCTCCGATGTGGAGAGGCCGACGCCGACCAGCGCGAAGATAACGGGCAGATTCAAACTCCGCCAGGCTAAGGCGTCCTCAACCGGAATGGCGGTTGCGCCGATGGATAAGTTGTTGCGGATGAAGCTAGAGATCGTCGGTTTGCGCGCCTTGATCTGTAGCTTGCCTTGCGCCGACGTGATGAAGTAGCCCCGGAAGGCCGGCAATAGGTACTGATACAAAAAGTCTATCGTTGGGAGGGTATCCCGAATGACGAAGTTGCTTGTGTATCGCTTCCGGTAGACGGTTGAAGGCGTCGGCGAAATGGGCGCGGCGGCCGGGTTGAACGTGTGATAGGTAATTTCCTTGACGGCCGAATGATCCGCATCCAGCCCCATAACGTACCGCCAGTAATACTTGTCTAAAACTCCGCTAGAGCGGTATCGCTTATAATCCGTGCCCGGCGTGCCGGCGTTCTGGCTCAGGTAAATATCTTCGCCGCCCGTCGTGTCTTTTAACGGCTCACTGCAAAAGTCGGCCGTCTTCCCGCTTTCGATCTCATCAATCCACGCCGAATTGTATTTTAAGCTCCGCTCATCGGTCAGGATCGCCCGGCAATGGTCAACCGGGTTGTCTGAAAAGGCGTCCGCCCCGAAGGTGGTGCCCGTCCACGCCGGCACTTTAATCCCCATGATCCGGCCGACGATGGTTGGCGCAGGATCGCCCGTGTCCGGGTTGTCTCCCTTAATCGTGATCTCAACGTAGCCTTTCTGGCTATGGCGTTGGTCCTGGCTGGCGAAGTAGCCGGCCGGTATCTGTTCGGCGTCATACCCCAACGCGCCTTTGTGTTCGGCGTAGGCTTGGAAGTTGTTATCCCAGCCGCTTGTAATGGTGTGGACGTTTTGAATCTTCGTGAGCCTGCCCGCGCCTATCATCCACTGGCCGGCCAGGTATTGCCCGGTGTCGTCCGTCTGCAAGGGCACAAATTCGACTTGTGCCGCGCCCATGATAATCGGCGTCGGCGTCCCGATGGATGAAGCGTCTTGAGAGCTATGCTGTTTTGTAACGCGCTTATTCGGCGATCCGAAAAGCGCCAGGAGTGCGCCGCCCGCGCCGCCGCGCCGTTGGGAGACTTTGAAGTTGGCCGTGACCGCGTTAAACCACTCGCCTTGAAAGGCCGGCAAGTTGGAATAGCCCGCGCACTGCTGTTTCGACTTGTCGCATGTGGTTGCTGCCTGATAGGCGGCGGAGTGTGAGCCTAGCGGAATACCGCCAAGACAGCGAACGCCTTTAAAAACGAGCGGACATTTCGGCGACTCTTTGCCCCAAGGCAATTCGGTATTGATGGAGCCTAGTGATTGCTTCGCCGTGATCTGCACAAGCTTGTTATTGACCTTATCCACAGGCTCACAGCGAAAGACCCCCATGACGACGGAATCATCATCCACATGCTTTGAGACCGCCCGGACAAGTACGCGCCAGCCTTCCAAACGATCTTCCACGCTCCCAATCCACGCCGAAACGCTACGGTCAACGTTTGAAAGATTGATATTGACGGTCGCAAACCGTTCGTCAATGTACCGCGAGATTTCCCCGTGCCCTAGCGCCTGGCGTTCGTACTGATAGCCCAGCCACACGATGCTTGTGCCGGCGTAGAGCTTGGTTGCATTGCCAGGGCAAAGGTCCGTCACACTCGGATCGTAAAACTCAAAGAGATCGCCCTTAACCAAGTCCGTTTGACTGGTATTCAGCGCCGCATACATTGACGATGAAACATTCTGCATGGCTCAAGATGTGTACTTGATGAATCGTCCCGTCCGGGTTTGTGCCCATACTTTCGTGTGCGGCGGGTACTCAAGTTTTCCGTCATAGCGGACGCCGGTAATCACTTCGGCCGTGTGCGGATGCGTCAAGGTGAAGGCCAGGCCGCCGCGCGTTGAATCCCAATGGCCATCTATCACCGCCGCCTCACTCTTCGATAGCGGCACGGTCTCAAACTCGAAAACGCGAATGCCCGCCGCCAGGATGGCCGTAAAGGCCGGCACGCCATCGGGGAAAGCTTGCCCTTTCTCGCGCCAGTCCTCTTCTAGTTCGTTAAAATACGCGAATTTAATCGCGGTCGGGAAAGCGGCCGGCGTCGGGACCGTCCACGGGTCAGAGCAGGAATCGCCCACGTCCGACCCTCTGCCGCATGACGACCCGCCGCCGCCGCCCGACGATCCCGTAATAAATCGGGGATTAACGACCGTTCCGCCAAGGCAGGCAAGGGAAGCAATCGCGCGAATCGGGTAGGACGGCGCAAGGCTTGACGTGTAGACCAAAAGGGAATTGAGATAAAAGCGAACGGTTGCGCCCGTGCAGACGATCCGCAAATCGTCGCCCTCATTCCAGATTCCATCTCGATAGGTCAGGTTCGGCGGAGACCCCTGATAGACAAAGATACTATCGGGCGGGTGAGGCGTGCCGGACGTGTTGTTAAAGGTACTGACATGCCAGGTGTAATCCCACAGCGTAAAGTTTACCGAAAAGCTGCCCGACGTGACGCCGACGAACGAACGCCCCGACCCGCTGCCCGGTCCCAAGGTACAGGCAAACTCCCAATCCGGCCCCGTGACGGTCTCATTGGACCACGCGCCCGCATCGCCCGACCCGGAGGCGTTGTCCATACAACCCGCGCCGCCCAACGTGTCAACGGTCTTCTCTAGCTCGCCATTGCCGTTGATGGCCGCGTTGGTCAGGTTCGTCCATGTGATTGGGATAGTTGGCATGTCAGCCTAGCTTGATCTTTCCGCCGCCGCCGTAAGCCTCATTTACTTCGCGCTCATAACGCTCTTTCTCTTCGCGCATCTTGTCGGCGATTGCTTCAATGTATTCCTCTTCCGTGATAATGCCCTTTTTGATAAGCAACATGGCCAGGCCGGCATGGTCAACCATCGCGGAATTAACGCCGACGCGCAGATGCTTAGGGCTTTCCGCGCCGCTGCCTTTTTCGATCATGTACGCTACGCCGGTTTGCATGGCGTGCGCGTCCGCTTTGTATTGTTCAACCAACTTCTCTATCTTTTCGCTCAAGATTGCCTCCTATTGATAAACGACCAGCACGACGGAGACGACGCGCGCCCATGTCTTGACGTGCCGGCCGACCTTCCAAGATTCATACATAACGCCCGTGTACGTCGTGGCATTTTCTCGATAGTAAAAGGAAAAATCATTGACGCGCCCCTTGGCCAAGTTTTTATGCGTTCGGAGTGTGGCCAGGTCGCCCGCGCTCAAGCCGGCGTACTCCAATTGAAACCGCTTGAGGCCGCAGGGTTGCACATTCACGTTGCAGCCGCCGTCCTCATTCACTGAGCGGTCAACCGTGTAATCGGTCGGCAAGGGAACGATCCGGGCAATGGTCGGCCCGGCCGTCCCGATGCCGTCAGGATAATTGGCGATGGTGCTCATTAAGCGTACTCTTCATAAACCGCGATGATCTTTTTCAGGTCTTCAATCGAAGCGCGCGGCGAGATCGTCAACCGGCCGTCCGGTTCAACCTCAAGCGTTAGGTCCGTCTCCCGCTCAACAATGACCTCAATTAAGATTTTCGTTTCATCGCTCATACTCGCCTCAAACCGGGTTGGTCTCTTGTATCAAGGCGCGCGTGCGCCCGTTGTTTGTGATGTCGTCATGGACGATTGAAAGAATGCCGCCCGTCAGGTCCGCCCGGAAATTAAGCTCCGGCCGAATGACCACGGGTACAAGCTGCGGGCGCGGCGTGTCCTGTGAAATCACGCGCGGCCCCGTGTCTTGCGTGCCGCCCGACGAAGAGACGCCGCCGCCCGCGATTGCGCCGCCCGCCGACCCGCCGCCGCCAATGAGGCCCGCGCCTACGTCAATCAGCGCGGCCGCGCCGATTAGCGCGATGCCGGCGAGCGTGTGCTTAGCGCCTCCCACATAGTTGCCGGCCGCGAACTCCGCCGCCGCGATGGCGAACTCCGCCCGTGCGCGCTTGTTTAGATAATCCTTGAGAGGTTGCAGCGCGGCCGCGAATAAGGCCGCCGCCGCCTTTCGGATTGGCTCTTTGCCGCTCAAGAAGCTTGAAAGCATCGTTGCAGAGGCGTTCGCAACCGCCAGCGCGGATTGATCGAAAAGCTCTCCGATGGTCGGCAAGCTCTCGCTCAAGCTGTCTGCCGTCGCTTGGGCGGCAAGCTGTAGCTTTTCGAGTGTGGTTGCGGCCGCGCCGGTCGTCTGCTCAAAGGCCGCGATCCGTTGCGCCGCGTCCTCCCCGAAGATGGGCGTAAGCCGTACCGCGTTTTGCTGATTTTCGAGCGCCGCATCTTCGGCCGCCGCGCGCTCTTTCTCCGCCTTGAGTCGTTCGTTTTTGACGCGCTCAATGTCCACGATGGCGGCGGCCGCGCCCGCGCGATTCTTAGCTTGTTCGATTAGGTCCAAGGCTTCGCGCTGGATGGCGGCTTTTCTCTCTTCGGACTCGATCCGCAATTGCTCGCGCCGCTGCTGAAATCCAGCCACGTCGGCTTGCTGGCGCGTGATCGTGCCGCGCTGTAACGCTAAGACGGTCTCCGCCGCTTGCGCGTCAATCTGCGCCCGGCGCAAGTCCGAAAGCGCCCGGACGCGCTTGGTGATTAAGTCCGTGAAGCCTTCGGCCTCTTTCTTCTGTGCGTCAATGATCCGCTTGGAAGCGTCTTCTTCAAAGGCCGCGCGTTCGGCCGCCAGCCTGGCCAGCTCGTCTAGGATCTCCGCCCGCTTGGCCACGTCTTCACGCGCCCGCTCTAGGTCGGCGTTTAACGCGCCTTCCCGTTCGGCGAACCGCTCCCGCTCGATCTCCACAAGCCGCTTTTCCGCCTCTTCAAAGCTCACAAGGCCGACGCTCGCCGACGTGCGGATGCTCGCCTCCCTCGCGCGCCGGCCGACTTCCAAGATGGCAATGAGGCGGTTTTGATGATCTTCCTCGTTTTTCTCTTGCGCGCGCCGGAGATCGTCGCGCAAGCCTTCGGTCTTAATGTCCGCCTCTTGCTCCGCCGCCTGGCGTTTTAAGTTTAACTCCGCCAGCTTTTCGTTCCGCTTGGCGTCAATGGCCGTGATCTTATTGGCGGCCGCTTCGCGCGTTTTGCTCGATTTGATGGCCGCCGACTCTTCGCTGGCCGCGCCGTCGTTAATGACCTTCTCTTCGGCGTCAAAGGCCGCGCGCTTAGCGTCTAGCAAGTCCCGCTCCGCCTGAATCGAAAGCTCCGTAAAGGTCTCGATTGAGATCAAACGATCCGTGAGCGATTGCCGCAGGGCGTTCGTGATCCGTTGATTGGCAAGCGCCGCCTCTTTTTCGGCAAGCTGCGTGATCCGCAATAGGGCTTCGGCCGACGCCCGCGCCGCGTCCAGTGCCCCTTTGCCGCCCTTGTTTTTGTCGTCCGGCGTGCCCGGCCTGGCCTGAAAGGCGAGACCCGCCGTTGACGGTGCGCCCGCTTGCGCCGTCACGCGCTGGCCGGCCGCCGCCTTCTTTCGGGCTTCGTCTATGGCTTCGCTCGCGCGCTTGGACGCCTGGCCGATGTTCGCAATGGATGATGCGAAATTCTTTGCGCTCTCCGTAACGCCCGCGACGGCGGACTTGCGCGACGATTCCAGGGCGTTCGCCGCCCGGTCGGCCGCCGCCCCGATAAACGGGATGCCGGAGACCAGCGCCGCGAAAAGCTTCACCGTGACCTCAAGCGGCGCAATGACGGCCAATTTCAAGGCGTTGCCGACCGTCAGGAAAGAGGAAATCCATATCTTGATCCCGTCGCCGACCAGGCCGACGATAACCACGACGGCGCGCAAGATGCCCGCTAAAACGTTCGCCTCTTTGCCGGCGTCTTGTGCGCCAAGCGTGATTCGCAAAACGCCCGCGACGGTACTGCCTATCAGGGTAATAATTTGGTTTACCTCTTCGATGATCTCCCCGACCGTCTCCCGGTTTTGCGCTAGGAAGCGGTCAACGGCTTGCAGACTCGAAAAAATAAAATCAATTACCTTGCCGATGGTCCCGCCCGCCGTGTCAAAGATGCGCGTGAGGGTATCGGCAATGCCGCCGAAAAGGTTTTGAAGCCCGCCCGCCTTGGCGACGGAATCTAGCACGTCGTTAAGCTTCGTCTTTAACGCCTCAAATAATCCGCCCGTGACGGTCCGCTCAAGGTCGGTCAATCGGGATTGTGCCCGCGCTACCGCGCCGTCAAAGGATTGCGCGAAGGCCGCGCCTCCGGCCGCGAAACCGGCCAACCGTTCATTCAGTAAGCCTTGCACGTCGTTCCGCGCCTTGGCGGCGGCCAACTCTTCTTTGGTGATCTGAAGGATTTGATTCAAGCGCGCGGTCCGGTCGGTCTGGCCTTGCAGGATGGCGCGCGATTCCTGGCCGATTTCACGTAAGGGAATGCCCAAGGCGTTCATCGCCAGGGCGATGTTAATGGTTGTTTTGCGGGCGTCGTCCAAGCTCAGACCGAAGCGGGTTAGCGGCCCCTCTGTGGTCTGCAAGCCCTCCACAACCTCTTGCACGGGCAAGCCCACGGCGGCCGCCTCTTGCCGGAGTTTGGTGACTTGATCCGTCGCCAGCGCGAGCGATGCTTGGAATTGTTCCGCGCCGGTCAGTTTGATCCCGTTCCGGCTCACTTCGCCGATGCCGTTTATCACGGACGCCAGGCCAAGGTTTAAATGCTCAAGGTCGGCGTTCGCCTTGACGCCCGCCTCCCCCATGTCAATTAAAAGCTTCGTGCCGGCTGTTAGCGACGTGATTAGGATCGCCAGCGCGGCAACCAAGGCCAGGACGACGCCGACCACTGCGCCCAAGGCAAGCGCCGACGCGCCGCCCGCCGCGCCGACCGCGCCCAAGCCTTCGGCCGACCCTTCGGCGGCCGTCGTCAAGCCTGATAGCGTTGCTGTCGCCTGGTTTGCCGCTGGCGCGACGTTTCCTAGCCCAAGGGTAGTAACGAGGCCATTTCCGCCGCCGCTCGGTCCTAGGGCATTTTCGAGCGATTGCCGGATATTGGCGAAAACCGACCGGATGCGATCTCCGGCCGCGCTCGCCTGTTTCGATAAATTCAAAAAGAAGTCCGTCGCGCTGGCTTCGCCCTTCTGATCTTTGACAAAATCCACGACGGCTTGATTCGCATTCCGCAACCGCTCGAAAAACTTATTCGCGCTGTCCGCGTTGGCGTCAAGATTCGCCTTCGTGCTGCCCAAACTGGCCGCCGCTTGCGCGAGACCGCCCGTGAAGGTCTGCACTAGCCGGCCGCTTGAACCGAGTAAGGGCGAAAAGCGGCCAAGGCCGGCGTTGATCTGTTGCAGCATCCCGACTAGCGGACTATTCGCGTAGTTCGTATTAAGATACGTCTTTTGGATTTCCAGGCGCGCGGCCGCCAGGGAGTTGGGATTCGCAAGCCGCGCTTGGGCGTCCTCAATGATCTTCAGCGCCTTGGCGGAGTCGCCGGAGACTTGCGCCAGCCGTGCGAGTGTGGACGCCTGCTTGACGATCTCGGCATCCGCCTTGCTGGCCGCATTGGCAAGCTGCGCCTCAATTGTGACAAGCTGCCGTTGGGCGTTGACGTATTGAACGGTGCCCGCTTCGGCCTCACTCAAGGCGGCTTTGAGGGTTTGCACCGCGCCGGCCGCGTTGCCTTCGGCGACTTGCAAGCGCGCGACGGCTTGCGCCAACGCCAGGACGCTTGACGCGCGCTCGCGCTCGCCGCCGCCCGCCCGTGTGGCTGCGTCGGTTTCGGCGTTCGTCGCGGTCGTAAGCGTCTGCACGACGGAGGCGGCTTGCGCCGCTTGGGCGATTATGGGCGCGAACAGGGCTTGACTCTGCGCGGCCGCCGCCTGCAAGGATGCAGACACGGCATTGATGGCCGCCAGCGCCCCGGCATCTTCGCCCAAAAATCTTAGCAGAGTGTCAATCTGTTGATCCGCCATAGCATCACAAGTGCAAAACGCCGGGTGTAGATGCCCGGCGTTTTGCTTTACCCGTAGGTTTCAAACTCTTCGCTTTCCTCCCATACGTTGCCGTCCGCGTCCGGTTTGACGCCCCACATGAGCGCGGCCGCCTTCATCGCCGCCAGTTCGCGCATGTCCTGTTCGTGTCCGGTCAGTAGGACCGCCGCCGCCAGGTCAACCGCCAGCGCGATAAGCGGGTCCGCGATCCGCATCGTGACGCTTGCCGGTTCGCCCCTATATGCGGCCGCCTTCGCCACTGCCAGAAAATTCATCGCCCGGCGTTTGAGGACGAAAGGATTCAACCGCCGTTAGCGTCGTCTCCCCTCCGTCTAACGTCGCTACGGGCACGTCGGGACTCAGCGCCGTCGCGTAGTTATAGAGCGCGGTTATCAATTGCGGCTTGAATGGGAGATCATCTAAATAGATCGTGTCCGGGTCGGCGTCCTCCGGCGCTTTGCCGCTCGCAAGCTTCGGCTCAACACAGGTTTCAATCGCCACTTTCTCTTGGAATGCTTCAATTGCCTTCAGGTCGGCAATCGTCATTTCCTGTTGAATCATCGCCGACGCTTGCGCTTGGGCGTCCGCCATCGCCTTCGTCGGCCGGAGGCCCATGACTTTATTGGCCAGACCTTCGGGCAATTCGCCGCCTTCGGAGAGCATCGTCACGACGGAGACGCGCCGCAGGATACATTCAAACGTGAAGCCTTTATCGCCCGGTATGCCGGGCACGGGCAAGGCGAGCGGTTTTGAAACCGCCGAAACTTTTTGCTTGAAACGACTGGCGAGAGAGACGCCGCCGTTTCCGTTCTGATGACTCATGAAAACTCCTATGCCACGCCAGGGAGGCCGCCGCGCGCCCCGCGCTCTCCATAGGACCGCATGCACGTCCTACGCGAGAAACGACAAACGGCCGGTCCTGGCGTGATTGGTTAGAGCGCGCGAGATCCAAAAGTAAGAATCTCCGCCGCACTCGGATTAGGTGTCAATCCAAATGGCCCCAACTTGATCCGCCGTCGCGCGGGAAGTCACGGCCAAGCCCTTGAACTCACACGCGGCGGCCGCGTCCTCTTTGCGATTCAGCGCCATTTCAAAGCTTTTCGACTGATAGGCGTTGTACAGGATGACCGCCCAAAATTTGGTAGTGGTCTTCTGTGTGGCGACGCCAAGCAAAACGGTGTAGTCCGGCTGCGTGATCGCCCCGAAGGTTACGCCGGTTTTGCCCGTGACGCTGGCGGCCGTCGCGCCCGGCGCAATCTGTTTCAAGATGGCTTGCGAAGCCAGTTGCAACAAATCGCCCGTGACGATCATTTGCGACGTTAAGAGCGTCGTTTCATAGGGCGCGATAAGGTTATCGCTCGTCTTGTCCTGAATCTCCGCATTGACTTGGACGCCGCCTCCGGTCTTCAACATGCCGGCATGGACCGCCGAAGGGTTGGCCGTCGCGTCGGGCGTCCCGTCCGTGTGGAGCGTCGGTGCCGCGCCCGCGCCCGGTACTGCCACGTCAAACCAAATGTCAAGCGGTCCTGAAATCGTCGCGCCGCTAGTGTAAGTTTTCGCTGTGCCTGCCATGATTGCTTTCCTCCGTCGTCTTTACTCGCGGCCGCCCGGTCGGCCGCCTTTCACTTCCTTGACTGAATCGGCGACTACTCCGCCGAAGATGTTTGCCGGAATTTGCGCGGAAAATCTTTGGGCATGCGGATGGTTGCCGGCGTCCGCTCCGGCGCGTTCGGGTTGCGCGCCGTGCCCACGCTCGCGCCAATCTGTTCGTTGATGGCCGCCTGTAGGGCGTCGCCTTCGGCAAGGTAGGCCCGAATTTGATCTGCCTTATAGGCGTTGGCTTCGTCCACGCGCTTGCCTTCGGCCTCTTCTGCCTCTCGGAATTGTTCATCCGTCAGGCCCGTTGCCGTGACTGGCCGGACCTCTTCGGCGACGTTCAAGCCGTGAAGCTCGATTAGGCGATTCGCCCGGCCAGTGCCGAAGCTCCGCACGTCAAGCGGCGCGCGTTTCATGTTCGACGTGTCGCCGTACCCGCCGACGCGGGCAAGTTTGTTGAAAAGTTGCGTGCCTAAGTTTTCGCGCGTCCACGGCAAGGCCGGAAGGTTGTTTACGTCTAGCCCTTCGTCAAAGTCGTCCTTATCGAAATTGCCGGCCGCGCCGACGCTGATTGTTTTGCTAGTGGCTTCGTCTGCCATAAAAGACCTCCATATCCGCAGGAATGTAGAGGCCCGGTCCGACCTCTGAGGGTTTGTGTTTAAAATCGTATTCGGCAAACGCGCCGATTGCGATTTGTTGAAAGGAAAAGGGACGGGACGCGGCCGCGCTGGCGCGTTCGACTTCCGCCGCCGTCAACGGGCGCGTGAAGCCAACACACACGTCCTGGCGCGTGAAAACTTGATCGGCTTCAACGCCGACGCCTTGCACCATCCGGCGCGCGAAGGCGACGGCCGCCATGCGTTCGGAGACCGTAAAAAGGGAATAGGGCTTACACTTGCCGTCAGGCCCAACAATGGACACATCGGCATGCCAGCGAAGCGGAGGCGCGAATAGGTCAATCGTCAGGACGGCCGCCAGGATGATCCCGCCTTCCGAATGGTCGTGCCGGTAGCCGGTTTCGCCGCACTGCGCGACGGTCTTACACGGATGCAATAAGACCCATTCCCGCCAGCGCGCGAGCGCATCATCCGAAGGCGGCAAGGCCGCATGCGTAAACTTGCTCAAAATCGCGTTCATATCTCCCCCAAGTCTAGGCCCGGCTTGAAGTCCTCCGCCTGAGCGGGGATTTCCAAAATCGGCGTCATGGGCGCGACGCCCGCGCGGGTGAATAGCTCCGTGAGGCATAAGAAGCAGTGGTAAACCGTGTGACGGTTGCCGGCCATGTCGCTGAATTGCACGCCGAAGCCGGACGACTGGCGGCCGTTCCTTGGGCATTGGTAAGCAATCGCGCTCGGTTGCTGCTGTTGTGGATGCTCACTCATGATTCACTCTCCGTCAGGCTCACTTGAAGCTCAAAGTACATGGACAACAAATACAAGCCGTTCGTCGCTACGGCGGTTTCAATGTTTCCAAAAACACCGTTGGCAAATTCGATCTTGACTTTGCCTTGCCCGGCGTCACTCACTCCGCCCGGAAAATCCGCGTACCAATCGTCGGACGGTGCCGACCACCAAGCCATACACACCGCGTCAAAGTAGCGCAGCAAGTCGGCCGTCAGGGCTTCTAGCGCGTCGTTCGGGTCTCCGCTCGCCAATTGCTTCGTGCAGTAAATCGAGACCCGGAAAACGTGATTCTGATTGATCCCGCCCGCGCCCAAGGTGTCAGGAGACCACCGCGCCGGCTGGATAATCAAAAGCGGGTAATTGCGCGAGAAACGTTGCAAGGTTTGAATGCGCGCAAAATCCGGCCCGGCCGGGTCCGCGCCGAACGACCACGCCAAGGCATCGGTTTGATCGCGTTCAATGATCGCTTTCGCCGCCGTCAGGACGGGCAGCATGCCGGCGTAGTTATTAAATAAAGGCGTCCACGGCATGACCTACCCCTTGACCGGCGTAAAGCCCGATATTTCCGCCTGGCCGCGAAGGTACGCCCGCGCGGCATTCTGGATCGCCTCCCGGTCCTCATTCGTGACGGCCAGGACGACGCGCGCCGGCAACCGGCCGCCGCCCGTCTGATGATAGCCCGCCTTCGGGTTGCGCGTGCCGTAATCCAATTGGCCGGGCGTTACGTCCGCGATGGTATCCGCGTTGCCTTCCTCGATAAGTGAGCGAAACATTTCCCCCGACGCCTTCAGGATTGGCTGACCGGGATAATGTACCGCCTTCCATTGCGCGTAACGGTCGGAAAGCTCTTGCCATTCGTCGCCACTGCGGCCGCCCAAGGTACTAAACTGCAATTCAGACTGCCGGCGAAGATAGGGCAGGATACCGCGCCACAAGGGAGAGAGATCGCGCAAGCGCCCGGCCATCGCCGCCAGGGCGTTCAAGGCCGCCTCAATATTCCAAATGACTCGGATCATGCGTTACTCAAAATCGGAAAACTCAAGATAGACCTTCTTACCGTTTACCATGACGACGATCTCATGCGCGTCCGCGCCTTGCGCCTCCGCATGGGCGATGGCCTGGCGTTGGTCCCTGAAAAAGTTCGGCGGCACGTCGGCTGTAATATACAGCGCAACGTATGACTTGATTTTACCTTCGGCTACTTCCCCGAAGGGCGTACTAACTTCTGGCGTCACTTCTATCATATATGCCCCCGGTTATTTCTTTACCGCCTTCGCCTTCGGACGCGCGCCGTTCGCGTTTTCGTCGGCCTTCGCTTCGTCCATCGGAATCATGAAGCGAAGGGCGCGCATGTCGTTGCCGTTGAAGCCCACGGCAGCAAGCGCCGCCTCATACTTTTCAAACTCCGAAACCGAAAACGGCCGGACATCGAGCGCGCATGTCTCGCTCAGAAGGGCGTCATATTCGACTTGAAACTCCGCATCCTTTTCAGCCGGCACAAAGAATTGATCCGGCACTACCGCGCCCTTGTCGTCTTTCATCGGTTGCCCAAGACGTTTCACAAGCTCGCGCCGTTGGGTCTCCATTCGGTCATAAATCTTGCGCGCTTCGTCGGCCGTGTCGCCGATGTGGAACATCATGCGCGCCGACAATGACGCCCGCGCCAGCTTGTTCAAGGGCGATAGCTCGCGCACGACGCCGGCCGCGTCCATGCGGTTTTCAACCGCTTCGCGTAATTCTCGGAGAGTGAGAGTATGTGTCATGGTACTTCCTCGATCCTTGGTTAATGCGTTCTCTGTTATTCGGGGCTTGCGGCCGACTCCTCCGCTTCCCGCTTGCGCCGTTGCAGTAAGGCACGATAACGCGCCTGCAACAACCTTTCGGGCAAGTGTGGCGGCACATGCATGCCCGCCGCTAGTAGATCGCCCCGCATTGTATCTTTGTCAGGATAGGTTATTTCTTCCTTCGTTACTTCGTCCGCCATCTTGCCTCCTTTTATGATTGCCTCAAGAGTCCAAGGGTTTGCAGCGCGGTAATTACGTCGTCAACCGTGTGGCCCGCGCCCGTGGCGAGCAGTTGCCTCGCAACCGGCGTCACGCCATGAAAGCCAATCTTGTCGGAGTTGGAAGACATCAGGCGTATATCGCCGTGAACATCTAACATCGCAGCAGGCGCGTTCGTCCCGATGCCCACATTGCCGCCGAAGTAGCTCTTCCCAGGACCATCCGAGTAGAACTGCCAGTGATTCGCAGCCGTGGACCCGGATTCGTCGGCGATGAAAATCCCATAGCCGGTCGCGATTCCGCCGCTAGAAAAGCTAAACGGCGGATCAACGAAGATTCCATAAGCCGTGCCAATTGCCCCGGTGTCTGCGAAACCAAGTACCTCAAAATAACCCCCGTATGCGTTAGCAATGTTCCCGTCGCCGTACTGAATCGCTGTGCCGTGAATCCCTCCTAATTGGGTAAGGTTTCCGGCTCCGTCCAAGACTGCTTCAGAGTACGTGCCGATCACGAGCGGTTTTGTTCCGCTTGCATGGGTTGTCGAAGCGACGAGGTTGTATGCGTACTGATAATGATCTGCGACATTATCCTCGATAACCGCGCCGACCGCTGTGATAATTTCCCCCGCCGCCACGTTGGGATTTAGGAAGGCAAAACTCGCGAGAGCGGAAGAGGGAGAGCCCTCTGTGATCGTATTGTCTGAAAAGCCGGAGTCTGCCTGTCCAATGCGGAGCAGGTTGGGGAACGCGGATGGCTGTTCAATGAAGGTTTTTCCTATGACATGGAGAGGCGTACTCGGAGCGTTCGTCCCGATGCCCAGCCGGTTATTCGCATCGTCCCAAAACAGGTTCGCATTGTCCTGCGCCAGCACGCCGCTCGCGCCCGCGAACAACACGCTGCCCTGCGTTGCGCCTGTGATGGTCCCGCCAATCGCCATGCCGCCGCCCGCAGGCAAATCGTAAAAATCCTTTACTCCGCTGCCGTTCGTGCCGAAGTATTTGTTATTGCCTGGCGTAGCGTTGGCGATATTGTCAAGGTCCGCATCGTGCGGCTGCGCGTCCGTGATGCCGTACCCTGAAAGCGTGGTCGGCTTACTGCCAATCTGCGCGAAGGTATAATCGCCGCTCTGCGCCGTGACCGCGCCAAGGCGGCCGAAAACAGACGTAACCGCGTCGGTGTTATCAACCTTTTGCCATGCGCTCCCATTGCTGATGATCCAATCCCCGACATTGAAAGCGATTGTGGCAAAGGTTCCGGCCGCGCTGACCACATAATAAAAACCCTGCGTGCTGCCCGCTGGCGGGTCAGCCAGTGTCGGCGTGTTCGTGCTCGCGTCCCATGTGCCTTGATACTTCACATCACCAAGGATCGCGGCCGGAATTTGCGAAGCGGTCAGCTTGCCCGAATTGTCAAGGGTTGCGTAACCGTTGGCCTGGCCGCGCTCGCTGGTATTCTGCGCGTCCGTGATTCCATATCCCGCCAAAGTGGTCGGCGTGCTGGTAATCTGTGACCACGGGTGAGTGTGCGCGGTCGGCGTCCTGGCGTCGGTTAGCCGCGTGTCATTCCCTTTAACGACTTCGCCGGCCGCCGCGTTGCCACTGGCCGCGACGTTCAAGGCGGCGGCCGTGCCCAAGGTCGGCGTGCCGGAAAGATCGCCATACGCGCCGGACAGCGCGACGGCGGCCAGGTTGGCTTGCGCGAAGGTGCGAATCAGCGCGGGCGTCGTGTACCGCGTGGTGAAGCTCCCGCCGCCCGCGTCATGATCATACGGGATGCGGTCCGTTGCGATTAACGCGCCGCCCGCCGTGTGGTCTTTGTACCTTACGTTTGCCATGTTAAGCCGTCACCAAGCTATTGCCAGCGTCGTCAATCACGAAATTGCCGGCGTCGTCAATGATGAAATCCGCCGCCACTACGTCAACGCCGACCGCCTTGGCGGACCATATCCACTCGCGCGGGTTGCCGGTCGGCGGGTTTGCGAATCCGCGCCGTTCGTAT